GCTGAAGCCACCCCAGCGCCAGCCGTGGCAGAGGAAACCACCACCCAGACCCCCGATGTAGCCCCCGCTGCCCCGGTGGAGGCTGCCGCCGTTGACCCGAATGCCCCCGTAGATGCGGTGGCAGCCGCTCCTATTGATACCGCGCCCGTCGAACCGGCTCGCACGGCGACTGGTGCACGCATTCTGGAGGATCGTACCGGACCCGACTTCGCCGCCCAGCAGGCCGAGCGTGTGGCGACCAACCTCGCCGCCGCAGAAGCCCCTCTTGCCGTCGAGACGCAGCGCAAGGGTAAGAACTACACGGCGAAAGAGATCGCTGCCCGTCAGGCCCTTAACGACACGTCACGTTCACTGGCCGAGAAGTATGCCCCGGCAGAGGTCGAGGCGGATGCCTACCTTGGCCGCAAGCCGCAGAAGGTCACCACGGCACGGGGGCTTGTTCTGGATCGCGTCAAGGCGATGGTTGCGGATGCAACCGCCGCTGGCGTGAAAATCCCGAAGGCCATCAACAACGTGACCAAGGGCGATATGGCCTACACCCCGGAAGCCGTGTTGCTTTCCGAGGCGAACAGGCTTGCCCGTATGCAGAAGCCGGGTAAGGACGACTTCCAGCGTTTCCTGACACGGGAACTGGACATCCGCGCCGGTGCTGGTGACGCTGCCATAGCGGAGCGCCGCGCAGAGGGTGACGCTGCCATGGGTCGTGGCGGTGACATTGACGTGGACACGATCAAGCGGGACAAGGCCGCGACCGACGCAGCCGATCCCCAGAACATTCTGGAGCGCGAGCAGGAAGACGCCGATGCTGGTGTCGCTGAAGTGCTGCCCGATGATATTGACCTGACGGAGAACGCGACCCGCGAGCCTAGCCCTCGTGAGTTGGTTCTTCAGCGCCTTGCAGAGCGCCAGCAGAAGGGCAAGCCGAATGCAGGAAAGCCGAGGAAGGCCGACCGAAGTGTCCCTCCGACCTCCGAAACCATCCCCACGCGGGTTGAAGAAGCTCTTGACCGTGCCATGGCGGCGCAGGAAGGGCGCAAGGAAGCGCGTCAAGTAGTTGTCGAGCGGGTCCGTAGCCGGAAGGTCAAGACGCCTCCCCAGACCCCCTCCAATTCGGTTGCATCTGAAACTACTGTTACCTCGGAAAGTAAGCCCAAGACACAGACCCAGAAGATGCAGGCCATCAAGGCTCGCGTCCAGACGGCTCGTGGCGAGACGAATACCAATCCGTCCGTGGCACAGGTGCAGGCCGGTAATTACGAGAAGGGCCGGGTTACCTTGCATGGTAACACCATCGCCATCGAGAACCCCAAGGGCTCCGTCCGCACGAACAAAGACCCGAACGGGCCGAAGTGGTCGGTCAAGCTCAAGAACGATTACGGTCAAATCCTCGGTACGAAGGGTGCCGATGGTGACCCCATTGACGTGTACCTTGGCCCCGACCATGACGCACAGCATGTGTTCGTGGTGGATCAGATCGACCCGGATACGGGCCGCTTTGACGAACACAAGGTGATGATGGGGTTCAAGGGTGAGGCGGAAGCCTTCGCCGCATACGACGCCGGTTTCTCCGATGGTAGCGGTTTCTCGCGCATCGGTGACATGCAGACCATGACACTGGAGGAATTTAACGCATGGAAGAATTCGCCTCGCACGAAAAAGCCTCATGGTGCCGTCGATGAACTTGCGGCTTCCCGTGCCCTTGAAGCTACGCCGGATACTCCGAGGGAAGCTCTCGTCCGTAAACTGGACGATGGACCGTCGAACACGGTCTACGACCCAGACACCTACGAACTGGCCCAGCCGCTAGCCACGATGGATGCGAAGTCGATCATGGCTTCGCTGGACATTAGCTCCCGCTCCGCTGGCCCTCGCGCCATTGCAGAGATGGGGCGCAAGGCACTGACCAAGCTTGTTGGCGATGTGAAGGTTCACATTATCAGTGAGAGCGATATGGCACGCCTTGTGGGCCGCAACCTTGAGGGTGGCGAGCGTGGCCCCCGTGGTGTGTTCTACGAGGACAACGGTGTGTCGTGGGTGACGGTGCGAGCCGATCAGATCGACAACCCGGAGGCGCTGGCCCATACGGTACTTCACGAGGTAACCCACGCCGCGACGGCACGGGCGATTGCCGACAACCCGGCTCTCCGCGCTGACGTGGATGCGGTGCGTGCCGAGCTTGTTATGGCTCTGGATGAACACCCCGAGGTATTCCAGTTCGTGAAGAATGCAATCATCGACGCTGACGAGTTCGTCGCTGACAGCATGTCCGATCCGAACGTGCAGGAAATCCTCGCACGTCTGCCAGCTTCCCCGGAACTGGTGACCCGGCTGGGCCTCGACCGTGGCATCAAGCTCCCGCTTTCCATCTGGGACACGCTGGTAGCGACCGTGCGTCGTGCACTTGGCATCCCCAAGGGTGCCCATACCCTGCTGGACGCAGCCCTGCGGGTGAGCGAACAGGCGATGAAGCCCAAGGTTACCTCGAAGGGTAACCTCCGCTCCATGCTGGAGGAAGGCCGGGTAGACAAGATCGGTAAGGAAGCCCTGAAGGCATTGCAGACCCGCCTGTCTGGCAGCGACATGCAGCCGGTGCGCGGTAAGGAATGGCTGCTGGGCTTCCGCACGTTCGACAATATTGCTCGTGTGGCGGATCGCTACTTCCCCGAGGGCCAGAACCCCATCCGCAAGATCGCCAACCTTGTCGAGCGTCGTCGCACGCTGGCCTTGGAGGGCATCCGCAAGGTGGAGCCCATGCTGATGAAAATCCATGGGCTTGAAAAGAAGTACAGCAAGGTCCGTGGTGAGGACGGCAGGACGGTGTGGGAGAACTTCGCCGCCCTGTCGCACGACGAGACTTCCGCCAACGTGTTCGCTGACCGGCCTCTCGACCAGCAGAAGCACATCACCAAGAAGGGAGCCCGTGACGCATGGCGTCGTGCCCAGCACGCGGACCTCGCGGCCCGGTATGAGGCTCTGCCCGAGGAACTTCAGGACTTGCACAGCGAGGCACTGGACTACTTCAAGAACGCGCAGAACGAAGCGGCCCACCTGCTTATCAAGAACGGTGTGCTGAAGATGTTCGACGTGCCAGCCTCCCTTGGGACGGTTGACGCGCTGGCTACCCGCATCATGGATCGTACCGTCACCGACGCTGACAAGGCGTTCCTCGGTGATACCTACGACACCATCGCAGCGGCTGGCGTCATGTCGAAGATCGACGGACCATACTTCCCGCTCATGCGCCACGGTAACTGGGTGGTGCGGGGAACCTATGCCATCAAGAAACCATCCAATGGTGTGGCACTGGGTGACAACGAGTTTGAGTTCAAGACCGCCGCCGAGGCAGAGGCATACGCAGAGAGCATCGAGCAGCGCCCGACCGTTCGCACGGTGTTCGTTGACAAGACGACTGGTGAGAATTTCGGCGTTACCCCGGAAGGTAACCAAGTCAAGCTCACTGCTGCCGACCTCAACGCCGAAGCACGCTACCGTGTGGCAGTCCAGAACCGCCACGTTGAGATGTTCGACACGGAACGCAAGGCTCGCCAGCGCGTGCTGGAGCTTCGCAAGTCGGGCATGAATGTAGCCGACGCGGTGCCCCGTGCATTCGAGAACAATGGCATCCAAGGCGATGTCCTGTCCTCGCAGATGCAGCGCCTGTCCACGGTCATGGAGCGCAAGGCTGTTGACCGTGGGTTCACGGGCGACCAGACGAAGGAACTGCTCGCTGCCGTCAATGAGATGTCGCTTCACGTCCTCTCGTCCACCCGCATCCAGACCCGGCACCTGCCGCGTCAGTACGTACAGGGTGCGTCGAAGGACTTCTTCCGCAACACCACCGACTATTCGCACTCCATGGCGAACTACGTGGCGAAGCTGAAGACGAAGCCACTGGTTGACGACGCGGTGGCCGAGTTCGACGCGATCATCAAGGACAACCCGCAGGACGGCTTTGCTGGCGTTCGGCAGGAGTTGAACAACGAGATCAAGAAGCGGCTCACTTCGCCCAACGTGGTGCTGGAGAACAAGACGAGCAACGCCATCGTGCAGCGTATTCTGGCCGTGTCTTTTGTGGATAAGCTGGCATCGCCCTCGTACTCGGTCATCAACGCTACCCAGCCGATGATGACGACCATGCCCATGCTGGCCTCGCACTACGGCATCGGACGTGCGTTCACGGCAATGAGCCGCGCTTACGGTGACATCGGCTCCCTCGCCACCATCAGGCAGGGTGCCCTTGATACCGCTCGGAAGGCGAAGAATGGCGATTATGTCGCATCCGACCCTGTTAGCCTGATCCGCTCTCGCCTCAAATCGAAGGTGGAGCAGATGTTCCTAGATGTTATGGTGGAAAGGGGTATCATTGACACGGATAGCGGACTGGAAGTGGGCAAGCTTTCCAATCGTATGGAAGGCATCGGCGGTCGTTTCGACGCTGGCCTTGGTTACCTCGAAGGTATCACGCGCCAGATGCCGAAGGCGGTTGAAGCGATCAACCGTTCGGTATCTGGGCTCGCGGCCTTCCGGCTAGAGATGGAGCGTTCGGGGGATGTGGATCGTGCGACCCAGTTCGCGCAGGACATCATCAACCAGACGCAGTTCAACTACTCTGCGACGAATGCCCCTGCCGTCTTCAACCATCCGGTGCTTCGACTGGCGCTTCAGTTCAAGAAGTACGGGCAGGGCATGTACCAGTTGCTGGGTGAGCAGGCAGCACGGGCCGTCCGTAACGAGAAGCCGGGGGATCGGGCGCAGGCCATCAAGGCTCTGTCCTACACCATCGGAATGCACGTCCTTATAGCTGGTGCCATGGGCCTGCCCACGGAACCGATCAAGTTCATCGTGATGGGTGCTAACGCATTCGGCCTGACGGACTGGAATTGGGGTGACATCGAGAATGCACAGCGCGAGGCGGCTACCGAGATGTTCGGTAAGACGGCTGGCGAGATGATTTCTCGTGGTGTGACCCGTGGCATCGGGATCGACCTGTCCACCCGCATGGGCATCGACACGCTCATGGGTGGGTTCGGTGAGCCCCGGTCTAACGAGGCGCAGGACTTGAAGGCGTATATGTGGGATACCCTCGCTGGTGCCCCGGCTGGCCTCGCCATGGACTATGCCAAGGGCGTTACCAATCTGGCCGAGGGCGACATGCTCAAGGCTGCCGAGCGACTGGTGCCGATCAAGCTGTTCTCGGATAGCGTCAAGTCCTATAGGGCCTATACAGAAGGCGTTAAGAGTGATAGAAGCGGCAAGCAAGTAATGTCGCCGTACTCTGCACGCGAAGCCGTCACTAGAACGCTAGGGTTTACCCCGGCACGAGAGGCTGAAGGTTTCGAGCGCAGCGGTAACTTCTACCGTAACCGGGATAAGATGAATGCTTCCCGTACAGACTTCCAGCGCAGTTGGCTGGAGGCAAGTGGCGCTGCCCGTGGGCGTCTCTGGCGGGAGATACAGGCTTGGAACAAGACCCAGCCTGACGAAGCCAAGCTTTCGATCAGCGACTTGCGAGGATACCAGAAGCAGATGAAGGCAGACCGCCTCAAGACCATCGAGGGCATCCGGCCTCGCGGACGTGAGAAGGAACTGTTCGACACCGTAAACCAGACCTACAACTATTAAACCATTACCTTGTGAGGTAACCGAAATGGCAGAGAATGGAGAGAAGCGCGATCCGAGTTCCCACCGTACACCGGGGCAGATCAAGCGCAAGAATGCCGGATACGATGCTCGCCCAGAGAACGTGAAGGCCCGATCCAATAACAACAAGGCCCGTCGCATGATGGAGAAAGAGGGGCGGGTCAAGAAGGGCGACGGCAAAGATGTGGATCACATCAAGCCGCAGCGTTCGGGAGGCGGTACCTCCAAGGGTAACCTCCGGGTCCGCTCACAGGCTGCCAACCGTGGCTGGAACAAGAAGTAATGATTGAAGAATTTCTTCAGCAGGGACTTGGCTCCCTTCTGACGCAAGGGACAGGATGGATACTTTTCGTCCTGTCCCTCATCGTCATCTGGTGGATGGACAGGAGGCAGACGGAATGCCAGAAAGCACGGGATGAGGAAACGAAAGAGGCCGAGAAAGCGGTCCTAGAACAGTACGAGAAACGGCTTGCAGAGTTCGCGGAAATACTGAACGCACTAAACCGCAACACCACGGCTATCAACGGTTTTGAAACAACCGTTGGTGCGAGAACCGAAGCCATCAACCAGTTAGTGGTGGGCTTTGCATCCCTAGTTCGCGACATAAATAACAATCGCGAACGATGGCATGAAAGGGGAGCGGCTTTGATGAAGGGAATAGAAGACGTACAGCGGAGGCTAGAGGCTTTGCAGTCCCATGCAAGGGCGGGTTAAGATGACCCACATCTTCAGCAGGATATTCTGCAAGGCTCCTAAGCCCAAACCAATCGAGAAGCCAGACGACAGTAACCTGTCGCTGGCTCTGAAAGAGGCTTCGATCCTCAATCAGACGGCCTATATCGACCTGCAAAGGTCATCGCAGAAACAGACAAGGGACGCTATTTTTACCCGCGAGGTAATACAAGGTGTGTTAAACCGCGTGGAAGGAAAGGTACCGCAATGATAGACTTCAAAAAGTGGCATCTGGTAGGCGGTACGCTGCTTTTTCTAGTGCTGTTCTTCGTTACCTCACTGGTAACAGACCCGCCGACTTTCTACGTCTACGTGGGGAGTACGTTGTTCTTCACCAGTCTAGCGGTCCTGCACGCCTATTGGCCGTCTGCCAAAGTTACTTTGAAACGACCGAACGACCAACTGTCATACATTGATAGTCTTACGATGGGCATCATGCTCATATTTGCTGCAATCGCCTGCCAAGCCGGATATGTTACATTCTGGAATGTGATCGTACCAGTGCAGCAGCTTAGGCCAGATGTTTTCTACAGTCCGCTTACGTTCTTCCGGTGTGTTGCCCTGATCGCAGCCTTGCTGCATTTGAGTGCGCGCCGAGTTGTGATCGGTCCCCGACCATTGAACTATATACCCGGCTGGCCTCGTGCAATGATCGCAGTTCTGTTAGGTATCGCCGTCGCATTCTTCATTGTAGATGGTTGGAACTTCTAAACCTTCAGAACTCCAGACAAAGAAAAACCCCCCGGTTAGCGCCGGGGGGTTTTTTGTTACCTCATGGGGTAACCTTAGTGGGCGGTAGTGTCCGATGGTCGAACAGGCATGTTCCCATTCACTGCCGTCTCTGTCGATGCCGACGCCGAGAGCAGCATTGCCTTGACATCCTCCCGTGAGTTGATGTTGGAGAAGATCATGTTGCCGTGGGCTTCCCCGTCGATCTTCGGGCGAGCTACCAACACCATGTCCATCTCAACACCAGACATCAACTGTATCATGGTACGGAAGGTGCTGAAGGACCGGGAAACACGCTGGATAAAATCCACCATGAAGTTATCAAGTTCGGCCTCGGTCGGGTTGTCGTTGTCAGGCTGGTTTTTTTCGGTGGTCATTGTCATGCCTCATCAATGAAGTTCAGGGAAGGCGTACCGCTGATGTCAATCTCGATAACGTATTCGGATGCACCAGTCAAATTTGTACCGGCACCGAGCCTTGCCAGTACGGTCTTCGAGTTTAGGGTTGTCTCCATTGCTCGCATGAAGACGTGGCGGGGGTAGTTATTGTCCTTGAGCCATTCCTGAAGGTAGGACTGGCCGATGCGGACGATGTGATCGTCCACGCCGACATGGACATGGATGGCATCCAGCCGGGTATGGTCCCGCACGATCTGGATGGTACCCGCTGCCGGTTTACCACGTCCACGATGGATGCTGGACGTGTAGAGGGTGTGCTTCGCACGGCGGTCATTGAGGAACCGACCGAGGACGTTCACCACGTTGACGACATTCCGCATATCCACCGGCTGGCTGTTGCGCTCGCGGCGCATGTCCTGCAAGGTGTTATACATGAACGACTTCAGTAGCACTTGGTCGATCTGGGTGTAGCCCAGAAGGTTGGCGTACTTTGCCCCCAGAAGGATCGAAGCGATAAGCCCGATCCAGAAACGCTCGTCGGCGTGCATACCGACTTCCTTGCCGATCTGCGACATGGTGTTTGCCATGTCATTCTCGATCATGGCAGCGTTACTTCCGAGGTAACCCGCATACTCCATACCGATGACGCCATAGTTGTCATTCAGCTTGGAGGTCATGCGCTGGGCCAAGGTCGGGTCGATCTGACCGGGACTGCCCGGCGCTGCCGGGGCCAGCGTATACTCAAACACACGATAGATACCTGCTGTGGTGGCACGGGTCTTATAGGCTACAACGTCCATAAGGCTCTCGTTCGACGCGGACACCATGATCGTCTGCCATGTGCCGGGGGTCCGCTGGGTTACGTTGGACCGCATACGCGACTTCTCTTTGCCGAGCGTAAGGCGGAAAACTGTATCGACAAATTTCTTGGTATCTTCCTCCGATTTCAATTCGTCCCAAAACATCGGCAGGGAGCGGAGTTCGCCCAGCTTGTTCAGGACGGAGTTCTGCGTATCGCTAAGGCTCTGGATGGCCTTAACGGGATCACCCCATACTGCCTGTGCAATGCGGAGGGCGGTGGACTTACCAATGCCGCTCTCCATGGAGTAGGCAGACATCAGCAAGCCGCTGTGGCCCGTGAAGCGGACCAACGGTGCACCGAACGCTGACGCGATGATGGCGTCGAGGCCGGGGCGCTGCTGATCGGTAATCATCTTGGCGGCGTCCAGCCAATGCTGGCGCTCACCCGTGGGCTCGAACTGACGGGCCAACTCGGGATCGGTGTTGGACGCTGGCTCTACACCATTGGCCGTGTGCAGCTTGCCGCCATACACGAAGCCATGGGTCTTACCGCCACGCACCATCCAGCCGAACGGCACTGACGTGATAATCATGTCCTTCTGCGACTGGAGTTTCGTAACCCATGCCATGATAAAATCCGATATTAGACCGAAGCCGCGAAGGCCACCCGTAACCATGAAACCCTGCTCTTGGAGAGCCCGTTTCATCTCGCCCGTACCGACTTCCTTACACGGCACGCACACTTGGGAGGTCTTGTTGAATTCGGTAACAGTAGTGAAGTTGATGCTCCAAGGATCGCGCTGCATCCACGGCGAGGTCATTGGATAGTTGCTGACGGGGTACCATGTGCTGGTGCCATCGTCGTGGAGGTTCTGGGTCATCACGATACCACGCTGGTCGCGGATGTACCCATTCGGGAGATCGGGGTCTTGGACACCCGTTCCGGGGATGATCGTAGGACCGGCTAGCAGGGCCGCTGACGGGCTTTGTGCTATTCCGGGTAGGGTAGGAGCCCCCGACCCCTGAACGCCTCCCAGTGGGCTCCCCTGTCCATTGGGGAGGGTATTACCTTGGGGGGTAACCTTGCTGCCGAAGTTCAGGGGAGATTTGCCCTCTTTGAAGTGGGGGCAGGCGGCGCAGAAGGAACAGCCCGACGATGCCACGGTCTGGCACTTGGGCCAGCCCATGTTGCGCGTCGTCTTCTCGTGTACCTTCCGGTCGTAAAGCTCATCCGTCTCGCCGGGACCATATGACTGGTGGCCCTTCGACATGGTGTGGGCGTTCGACCTGCCGTTCTCCGTGAACGTGGCAATGAGGGTCGTCAGGTTCCAGAGCGGGTTGGGGTTGTTGACGCCGCCGTTGGACATGGCGTCAGCAATGAACGGGCACTCTGGGATCAGGCTGTCGATGGTGACAGGTGCATAGCTCGACATGTCGATGCCAGCCGTGAGGTCCGACACACCCTCGATAGCAGGGCGCGGCGGGAGCATGGAGACATTGACACTCTTAACGCTAAAAGGCACCGCAACCTTGTAAGGCTCCAGTGCTGCCGAAATCTTCTCGTTGAAGTAATCGAAGTCCAGCGGGGTACCTTCGATGGTAACCGGGCGCGGGGGATCGTACTTGAAGTTCCTCGTGTCCGGTATACGCAACAGGCGCGATGCGTCGATGGTGCATTGGCTGTCGCACTTCAGGCCCTCGCGCTTGGTTGCCTCGGCAAGAGCATAGGCCAGCTTCGACCATTCGTCGGTCGGCAGGGGAGTGGCGAGAACCCAGTAGATGTGGTAGCCGCCGCCCGTGTTGATAAAGATCGTGGGCTTGGGGAGCTTGGTCGCCTTGAGGAAGGCGGCGAGAGCGGTGATGAGTTCTTTCTTGCTGGCGTAGCCGTGGTCGCCGTCCTTCAAGTCGCAGTCGATGAACAGCGCCTTATGCAAGGTTGCAGCGTCCGACGATCTAGCGGCCTTGAGGTAGGGCTTGCCCTTACCACTGACTGACGGGATGGCGTAGTTCTGGGTCGAGGTGCAGAAGTAGAAGTCCCGGTTGCGTGACAGGCCATCCGCGAACTTCATGTAGCCGACTAGCTCGCCCACGTCGCGGTAAGCACGGCCAGTCATGCCGGTTTCCTGCTTACCGTTCTTGTCCGTCTTGCCCTCTTTACCGTTCGGGATAAAGGTGTGGTGAAGGTTGACGTATTCCTGCTGCCGGTCCTCGGTGGGCCATGGTAGAACGCGAGCAAGGAACATACGCGCTTGTTTGTAATCTGATGCCATTACGCGGGTTTGCTCCCAGATGAATTGGGCGACGGGTTGTTAGGCCCGTCGCCCTTGTGATGGGCTATACCACCAGTGAGGATGGCTTAGAGAAGTTCGTCCAGCATACTGTCGAGGTCAGCCTCGAAGGATGAGGAACCAGCCGGGGCAGTGTTTGCCGCCGCCTGCTGTTCGGCTGGCTTGTCTTCAGCCGCCTTGACCGGGGCAGTCGCACCGAAGCCCGAAGGTTTCGTGGTGTTACCTTCAGAGGTAACCGGCTGCTCGGCTGCCTTCGCCGCCGCCTGCTGTGCTGCCTGCTCGGCTGCCTGCTGCTCGGCTGCCTTGTCGGCTGCGGCCTTATCAGCGGCTGCCTTGTCGGCTGCGGCCTTATCAGCGGCTGCCTTATCAGCGGCTGCCTTGTCGGCTGCGGCCTTATCAGCGGCTGCCTTGTCGATAGCCGCCTGCTGCTCGGGCGTCGGGCCGGTCTGGGTCGGAGCCGGATCGACCTTCGCTTCAGTCTTCGGGGCAGTCTGGGGCGGCTGCTCGAAGGCGCTGGCGAGGTCGGGTGCCGCCGGTGCCGGGGTCGGCGTGGCAAACTCGCTCTCGCTCAAGATGCGATCCACCGAATGCTGGTCGCGCATGGCAAGGACCAGATCGGCTTCAGCGTCGTTCAGGGGGCGAACGGCGTTGAACAGGAACTTCGGGTAGCTTTCCTCCGGGTCGAAGGCAATGCGCGTGGACACCGCGTAGTACGGGTAGCCAAGCTGCTGCATCTTCTGGCCGTAGGAAGCAACGTCCTGCAACGAAGCTGCCGGGACGCGCAGGAGCATCGGGCCACCGTAAGCACTGTTCTCGATGTCCTGTGCCGGGACGACTGCGAGGCGCTTGCTGTCGGAGCAAGCCTTGCCCTGCTTACCTGCCGGGGTAATGCGCGAGCCCCACTGATTGTGGGGGCAGAGGGCGCAGGTGTCGCACTGCTTCTTGGAGGAAGTCGGATCGGGCACGACGCCGTTGTTGGAGAAACAGTCGGGTGCCGAATTCGAGCCCTCGACGTAACCATGCTCGTACCAGATTTTGGAAATCTGACCCGATGCCTTGAGGATGACAACCTCGACGGAACCGCGAGGGCCGTCGCCGTCATCACGCATCAACTGCTGTTCGTCGCCACGGTAGCGGATCGACCACACCTTGCCCTTGTAGCCGATCAGGCCAAAGGAAGTCTGGATGCCCGAGGACAGATCGTCCTGTACGGGGGTCTGGGCGAAACGGGAAGAAACTTGGCCGAAGTTGGCCGGAACGAGGTTGGACATTTTTGTCTCCGGTTGAACCCGCCGTATATAGCAGGTGACTAAAGGGTTGTCAAGAGGTATTTAGAAAGACTACAAACTATTTCCGGCGAACACCGACAACGGCAGTGACGCTGTAATTGACGCCGGGAGGTGCCACACCGTTTTCTTCGATGAAGGCTTCGACTGCCGTAGCGTTAGCCTTCTTGTCCATCAGTTCCCATTCCTCGTTGCCGATGACATGGCGCATGAAGGCATCGCCATCAGCAATGGTCGCGGACTTCTTCATGGTGCGATAGACGGTACCACTACCAGTGGACGCGCTGTCCACCTTAACCGACTGGAGGTATTCCAGCATGATGCTGTTCAACTTCTCCAGCGCCTCGCGTGCAGGGCGCATCTTTTCCTTGTGCGCGTCGTCCTGCTCTTTGATCTTGTCGCGGAGCCGTATGTACTGCCCTACTCTGGTGTCGATGTCAACAACCTTGGGGGCGGCTGGTGAGTGCGCTACCTCGGAGGTAACGGCGGCGGTCTGCTCGTTGACGGCGAGATCGGTGCCGGGGGTTTCTTCGCTCATTGCTTTCTCCGTGAATACTCTGGTGGCAAGCTTGTCGCTGCCAGTTGCTACGATGGTGCCACGGTGCCAGACCGTGTGTTCGGGGTGTTTCGGACCTTTGGTAAGCCGCCACTCCCCCACTTGCTTGACTACTACAAGCTCGGAGGAATGGGCATACTCACTTGCCAAGGTCACGGTATATCTGCTTGATTTCCTCTATCTCGGCCTGTGCCATACCGTGCTTGTAGAGGTCATCCAGATCGTCCCGGCACTGGACGGCATCCAGCACCCGGTTAAGTGCACGCAAGAGACGCTTGCTCAAATCCTCCTGAACCATTTTATCCCAAGCCTTTCTGCTCTCGCGGTTATCCGACATTGCGGGTAGACAGAGCTACGGCGACATCCCCGTGGTCAATTTCCTTGCCGAACTGCCCCACATACATATCGCATGTGTACTGCATCAGCCACTCGGTTGACTTGTCGGGGAAGTCTTCTTCCGCTTCGTCCCAGATGCGGAGTATTTCTTTGTCTTGGTCCAGCATGGTTACCTCACTAGGTAATGGGGTTAGAATTGCAGGGCAGAGATAGCCCGCTCAACCGATGCCATCAGGTAGTTGTCGAACTGGTCGCTCTCCAACAGGAACTGACGGACCTCCCCATCCTTCTTCCTAACAACCAAGGCACGGGCTACAGCGCGGAGGGTGCGGGTGCAGCGTATTACTTCCCACTTCTTCACGACGCCGACTTCCCTGACCATACCCTCGATCACATCGAGCGGCGCGATCTCCGGTTCGTAAGTCTCGAACGACTTCTCGTCGTCAAACTTACGAGTGATAACGGACGTGTGGACCTCGAAGAACTCCACCTCCCTGAAGCTGAAGGCATCGCGAAGTCTGGTGGTCTTTACGGTGTGCATGGTTACCTCACTAGGTAATTTATGGCTTCCCTAAGCCGTTGAACATCATCCTGAAAAAGTCCTAGTGCCAGATTACACCTGTGGCACAATATCCCCCTCACGTCTCCGTTGGTATGGCAATGGTCTACTTGCCACCCGTTCTTCCCGGCATCGCCCTTGCATAAAGCGCAACACTCGCCTTGTTCGGCAAACATCTTGTCGAACTGAGCGACAGTGATCCCGTACTTTTTCTGATACTGGGTTTCCCTGCGCTTGTGCTTGCTCTTTTCTTTATACCTTCTATCCGCCTCCCTATCCTTCTCCGGGTTGTTGGCTCTCCACTTAGCCATCAATTTACGTTGCCGTTCCCTATGCCCTTCAGGGTCTTTTGCCTTCCGAACCTCATACGCCCTCTTGGCGTTGGCAATGGCTTTCTCCCTATTTTTCAGCCGCCATTCCCGTTGCTTTAGGGCACTTTCGGTTTCCATGGTTACCTCACTAGGTAATGGGGTTGGACATGGTTGCGTCTGCGAACATGTCGAGGAAGCTGTTCTGTACTTGTTGGTTGTTCTGCAACAGCTTGTAGATTTTCTTCTCCACTGCCGTACCTTGTAGGTGCAAAACAAGCTGCTTGTTCTTCTGGCCGACACGCGAGATACGGGCGTTGGCCTGCTCATAGGTTTCGAGCGAGGTCACCGGGGCAAACCACACAATCGTATCGGCGGTGGTAAGCGTGATCCCGTGGGCTAGGCACTGGGGGTGTGCAAGGATGACCTTGTACTTATCGGTGTTCTGGAACAGGTTAAAGATGTTGCTGCGGTCGCTGACGTTGGTTTCGCCAGACACACAAGCATGTTCGATACCCTCCCTTGTCAGGCGCTCGGAGATACCAGCAAGCGAGTGGATGAACGGGACGAACACCAGCACCTTGTTGGACGACCCGTCAATGGCTTCCAGCAGAGCCTCAAGCCGGGGCTCGCCGTCAAGGCCAACCACGTTGCGATCCTTGTCATAGACCCAGCCAGTGGCAACCTGAAGAAGCTTCATCATAACCGCTCCAGCGTTAGCCGCTGTGATCTCGTGATTATGAATAGCAGCGTGACAAGCGGAAGTCAACGCCTTGTAAACCTTCATCTGCTTCGCGCTCATGGCAACGTCTTGGGTGCGGATTACCTTCTCGGGTAACTCCACCACGTCATCAAGCGTGAACCTCACGGCTGGCTGCATACACGAGTAGGCAGTCTCGACGGCCTTCGGCTTGTTCGCATACTTGAACTGGCTGATCTTATACATCAGCTTGTCGCGGAATGCGTTGAAGTATTTGTCCACGGTGTGCGGGGTGATGATCTGGCATTGCGACCAGACATCCGTGGGCGAGCGCGGCATCGGGCTGCCGGTCATACCCCATGCCCACTCCATACCGGCAGCGAGGATTTTCATCTGCTTCGTGCGCTTGCTCTTGCCATTACGGTAGACCGCAAGCTCGTCAATGATGATGGTGTCGATCACACCTTCATCCATAAGCTGCACGATCTCGTCATGCAGAAGCTTCGCACCATCATGGTTGATGATGTAGATGTCGGCCTTGCCATTGCGTAGCTGCTCGACACGCTTGGCACGGGTGGCATGGTGCACAACCTGACACTCGCGGTGCGGCGTGGTGTTGAGGACTTCGCGAGCCCATGTGAAGCGCAGCGTGGAGAGCGGCGACACCACCAGAACCTTCTTGGCGAGCTTCTGGGTGTAGAGATAATCCCAAGCCCACAACGCTGCCGATGTCTTGCCGGTACCCATGGAGTTGAGGACGTAGGCCCTCTTGTTCATGGTCAGCAGGCCAGCCGTCTGACGCTGGGCGTCGAAGGGCTTGAACATACCCGGCCACGAATAGTGGGTCAGGATCGGAGCCGGAACCGTGTAGCCCAACTGACGGAGCAAGAACGCCTCGGCGGGATGGTGCGGGACAAGGTTGAAAAAATTACCTTCGAGGGTAACCTTGCGGGTGTCGGGGAACAACGTCTCGATGTGATCGGTCGTCGGAACTACCAGCATCTTGTGCTTGGCAGATACGTGAAGTTCAGTCTGTGGTATATCGCTCATACGCCTAGATGCTTTCTTATGATCTTAGCCAAGGCTTCAACAGAAGTGTCAGCGTATTCTTGGCGTTTAAGTAGAGAACAGAAATACGTCTTCTTGTTGTTATGCTCGTACTTAAACGTCAAGAATACGTGTTCGCTATCCTTGGTTGTCTGGATGATGCGGACCCCCTCTTGCTTTAAGAGGGAGGCCAGCGACATGATATACTTAATCACGTCCATTAGATATGCCCCGTTTGCTTCAGCAACATAGTTTTCGTGACACACTCTTTAAGTATGACGCGAAGCTGGTCGCAGGTTGTAGTATTCTCGGTGCCGTCGATTACTAGGGCATAGCCCCCGGCCCTCTTTACCATGTCGATCCTGTAGTTCTGACGTGGCGTCGGCTTCTTACCGGGAGCCTTCACCTCGATAGACACGAAGAACGCCCCGGCACAGAGGATGCAATCCAAGTGGCTCTCGCCATACCCACCGGGCACGGGCCAGAATGGGTCGATGCTATCACCGAATTCGGCGATCACTTTCTTGATGGCCGCTTTTACTTTACCTTCTGGGGTAGCCATGTCTATCCTAACAGCATCAGTTTGGTTTTCAGTTCTGTTGTGGGGAAGTCCCACAGGCTTTCTTGGAATGACTGCCCGCTGGGCTTATGGTTCGTGGTGACAACCCATGTCCGTATGTCGGTGTCTTGGTTACTCACGATCAGGCATTCGATGTTCGGGCAAATCTTCTTCAGGTCGCCCTCAATTTCCTCGATCAGCCCTGCCATCATGTTGCGCCGGGTCACCATCCTGCCGTGTTCTACTTCGGCTTGCCTTCTTTCGTCGCGTGTCATGTTACCTCCTAAAGTAACAGCATGATCTCGGCTATCACGCGGTCTGATGGGTAGATGGCATTCTTGCGGCGGAACGCTAAATCACCCATATGCTCCGACACCCTCATCCTCTCCCCACTGGAGCCGACAAAGACAGTGCAAAACACCATGCACATCGTTGAAGCGTCACGGATAAGCTCCGTTTGGAAATCCACCTCTAGGCCGAACCTACCTTTGAGGTAACCCTCGTATGCAAGGATGTAGGCCCGATGGTTAGATTGCTCTGCCATCCGTGCTTCATGCTCCCTTGCCTTGTGCATCCACGCCGTAGCACTATAGTTCAGGGCATCGGTGGGATGGTTAACGGCGCCCGTTGTGTTCGCAGGAGGTAACAGGGCAATAAGCCCGGCAGAGCCCACCGGGCTTTGGGGGGAACAGGTCTTGTTCGTGGGCTCGCTCAAGCTCAAGGGCTTTGGGGAGAACAATTCGCCAAGTCTCTTTGCGGTTCTTACGATAGAAGTCAGCACGGGTGACAGCATCCTCTTTCAGCCACCAGAACTCGGTGCGAACCGCGTCGATGGTCGGGTAGTGGGAGAAAATACATTCAGCCATCAGCGACAACTGTTCGCTGTTCTCGACAATCTTGCCAGTCTTGTAGTCAATGGCGAGCGCCGCCTTGCCTGCCGGGTTGATGCCGAGGAAGTCAGCGATACCCCGGAAGTAAGTCTTCTTGTCGAACCATGTGCATGGCTTCAGGTCGCGCATGATCGCCAGCTTCAGTTCGACATGCTTCTCACCGGGCATGTTGAGCAGGCGCTGGGCGTATTCCTCGAAGTCGGCCATGCTAGGCGGGAACGGCTGGTTGTCGCTGATCCGCTTGGCAAAGGCGTCGTGGACTTGGTTGCCCCACTTCAGGCTCTCGCCTTCTTCTTCCTTAACCGAACGATCCACGTCCACTGCCTTGTATCGGCGGGGGCACGTCTCATAGTTCTTGATCTTGGAGTAGCTGAAGCTGAAGGCTTTCTTGATAGGCTTACCGCCCATAGTCGTTGTGGTTACCATGGGAGGTAATTATCCTTTCAGGAATTCTTCGACGCGATGCTCGACCTTGGCCTTGTCGTCCTTGTCGATCCAGTAGCCAACCCCCTGCCGGTTGCCGACTTCGACACCCAGCGGATGGAGAGCAGCACGGATGTGCCAGATGGCCTGCTTAACAGGCGAGTTGAACCCGGCGTACTCCATGATCTTCTCGGAGGACACATACGTGCACTTCAAGAGGACCGACAAGGTAGCTGCCCGGTTAGGCGAGAGCTTGAACACGATACCCAGAAGGCGCTCATGCTCCGGGTCTCGGTCAGGCAAGGTTACCTCTTGAGGTAAGGTTTCAAACGACACGTATGGTCCCTTTCTTTTGTTACTGGTTACGGATATGTATATGGCATGTCTCAACTAGGTTGTCAAGGGGTTATTTATCATATACTCCAGCGTCTTTGGCCCTATGAGCATGAACCCTGCACCATTGCAACCGGCGCATGTATCGCGTTTGCCATCCATACGCTGCCTAGTTATTGCTGTGCCTCTACACCGTTCGCATATGAGGGGGGTTATTTCCCCAAGCAACATTGCAACTGCTGCTGCACGTTCCCTGATTTTGTTACCTTGTGGGGTACTATTTGGCCGATCCATAATCTTGCCCAACTCCTGTTTCGCAATCGAGGGGGAGCAACGGCAGCCACTTCGGGCGGCGGCGCAACTCTTGCTCAAGGATACCACGCACCACTTGAACGAAACGATCCGGTACCACGAACACCAGTTCGTCGTGCACCTGTAGGGCGAGCTTGATGCCTGCCTTGGCAAGCCGCTTCTCCACACGGATGGCCGCTTCCATGGTGACGATGCGAGCCAGCGCCTGTGCGATGTTCTCCAGCAGCATACCGCCGTAGCATCGCTTGGTGAAAGGCCCGTATTCAAACACCACTTCGCTGCCGAACTTGCCACCTTCCTGACGCCTGATGTTGTGATAGAAAAGGCTCAAGCCGTTCGGAAGGACGATCTCATCCTTCTTGAACAGCACCGGACCCCACTGCCATTCCTGCCCGGTAATCAGGGCGTTGATGCCCATGGTGTTGAGCAGCTTCCACGTCCTGACAACCTCGAAGTTGGTCGCCCGGTAGATGTTGACCGTGCGCTCCGCTTCCTCGGGCTCCATGTCAATACGCTTGCCGATCTGGTTTTGCGACAGGATCGGTATCGACTTGCCGAACTTGTCATGGCCGAGGCCGAAGCCCAGACCCAGAATGCACTGCTTACCGATGAAGCGTTCGATCTGGTTGGCCTTCGTAACCGGGAAGCCGAAAAGCTCGGTAGCGAACAGGGAGTACACGTCTTCACCCCGGTCGAACTGCTGCCGTACATCTTCCTGACCACTCAAGGTAACAACAAAGCGAGCCTCGATCTGGCTCTCGTCACCGGCGACGACCTTGTAACCTTCAGGGGCAGTCAGCGACTTGCGAAGCTTCGACTTGCGGCCCATGTTCTGGACGTTCATCTTCCAGTCACCGGAGAGCCGATGTGTGTGTGCGCCTGAATAACGGAGTGGCATGGGGATCAGGCCAAGGGTACCTCCCGAGGTAACCTTTGTGGCAGGCCACTGAAGCTGACCGATGCGGATAAATCGCTCGTGCCGGGTTTCTTCGATGGTACTCTTATGGCCGAAGCGAGCCGCCACCAGTGCCTGCACGTTGGGGTCTTCATGCTCCAGCAGGTCGAGGAACGCCTTGTCCGACTTCGCGAAGGCCCATGCCTCTTTGCCGGTCTTGGCGGAAATCTTGGTCGGCGGGTTGACACCGAACTGTTGCAGCAACTCCGCGAACTTGTCATTGCTCATCAGCTTGTCGATGTCACTGCCGAGCAACATGCTGCGGGTAAGCAGGTCTTCCTTGGATTGCTGAATTTCCACAAGGCTTTCGTTGAGCGCGTTAATGTCCAGCTTGAACTGCGGCACCACGGCACAGCGAAGCACGCTGTTCATAATGGCGATCTCCGACATCGGGAACTTGCCAGACATGACAAGCTTCTCGAAGATGCCGAAGCATAGGTCGGCATCGTTCTTACCGTACTCCATGAAGTCGGCGTAAAGCTTTGGGTGCGCTTGAATATCCTCGCGCCGCATGTTGATGACGTTGGCGAGTGCACCACCCTTGGCCCCGAGGCCGAGATGCTTGGCGACCGAAGCAAGCGATAGACTACGCAGGAACGCCTGAAGCAACGCACGGCTTACCCCCAAGGTATCGACCATAACCTTGGGCACCCAGCCGAACCTATAGTAGCAGATGCACATGTCGAATAGCGCATTGTGGCTGACGGCAAGGACATTCTCTGGTTCTTCGCGGAAGAATTCTTCCACGTCCTGCCCGTGTACCCAGAAGGATGGTTGCTTAAACCGCTTTACTGCGAGCCCGGTTACCTGAAACCTTGGATCGAGGATGTATTCGATGGGGCTCATCTTCTTCAGGGAGTAATCTTTATTGTAGTAAGTCTCCCAGTCGTAAGTAACAATGTCCATTTATCTAGCCTTATCCAAGGGTGTTGACATCTTTGTTTGTCAAGGTTATATGATGCTGGCTGGCCTTGATGGGTGAGGCTGGTTTTTCGGTGAGCGAGGGGGTAGTGGGGGTGTAGCCCACTACCCCTTTCTCTTATACACCATGGAACAGATAGTCGATACCTTCCGAGGTAATCCGACGCTGTGGCATGTCGATGTTGCAAGTCACCGCCTTTGACCCATCCCCTCGCTCCGGGTTCAGATCGTCAGGTAGCGGAATGCTACGGTTGAAGCTCTCGGTCAGCACCTGTACCCCCATCCACGTATTCAGATAGCGCAGCTTCTGCTTCCCATCATGTGAGATGCTTGGGAGGTTTGATGGTGCGCTCTTGATGGTCGCGATCTTGTCTGCGAGGTCAGGATAGTAATTCCCCGGTACACCCTCCACCATTGTCATGCTGCGTAGCAACGTCAGCGTGCCGGGGAACATGTAGCGCATGGCCTTCCAGCTTGGGACCGCCCGTACCAGCTTCTCCGTCATCATGCTAAACAGGCCGACATCGAACGCATTCTGTACGGCGAAGGCAACCAGTTCTTGGAACTTACCTTCCGAGGTAATGGGGCTCGACAGGTCACGAGGCATCCACCGGGCGCATGTGAACTCCACTGGCAGGGTGAAGTCGGCCTTCACCAGATCGTTGTCCACATGCACGATCATGTTTTGCTTGGAGCGGATGCCCATGGAGTGCAGGTTCGTCTGGGACACCATGTCTTCGATCTTGGAGAAGGTATCGTTGCTCACGAAGGTTGTGCAGAATTCCTTGTGGCTGATGGCTGGGCGCTTGTCGCGGATCAGCACGTCCGTGATCTTTCCGACATGCTTCAGGAAGTCTTCTTGCTGCTGCAAAACGATGGGCATGGGTGCCTCTCTTTTCGGTTGACTGGGGATGTGGTCGCGTGTAATGCTCCGAGAGCATTACACGCTGGGCGTCACACGGGAACGTCGATGACCTCCCCGAACGGATACTGGGCCTTCTCGTAGATGCTACCCCACATGACCGGGTAGCTGGGGGCATGTTCAGGGAACCTACCCATCCCATCGGTCAGGTAGATCAGGGCGTCGGGCTCGATACCTTCCGAGGTAATCCAGTCGAACACTGGCACGAAGCTCGTACCACCGCCGCCACCGGCCCCCTTCGCCTTGATGTCCAGCAAGTCCGTGCCGCTCTCGATCTCGTGGGTGTTACCGATCTTGGCGTCACAATACACAAGGTGGAGGCGGCGCGGTCGGATGTCATCGAGGATGCCAGACATCTCACCGAAGAACACGTCAAGCACCTTCTGGGTGATAGACCCGGAGGTATCGACGGCGACCACTACGTCACCGGCACCGTGCCCCGCCCTGCCGGGGATGATGATGCCGCGAGTGATGAAGCGACGATCAGGCTTGCGCCAGTCGTAGGTGCCGCCACCTGGCTTACGGGCGAAGAAGGCCAGAACCTTATCCGTCCAATCAACCTTGGGCTCAAGCACCTCGCCCAGCATACGCTCCAGACCGGCTGGCAGCTTACCCTGAACACGAGCGGCTGTGAGTGCGCCAGCGATGGCCGTCTTCCACTCGACCTCGTTGCGGTCGGCGGCTGCCTGTGCTGGGTCTTGGCCTTGGCTCTGCCCCGGCTTGAGGTGCTGGTCGAAGCCCTTCTGCCCACCCTTGGGCTGATGGCTGCCGTTACCTTGCGAGGTACCCTGACCCTGACCCTGACCCTGCTGCTTACCGCCACCCTGCTTGGGTTTGTCCTGATGGATGCGACGGTACGCCGTCATAATGCTATCCATGGCCGTGGCGATGGTCGTGTCGTGTAGCCACTGGTCGTTGTACTTGCCGATCTTGCTCTCGACCAGCATGGCGTTGATGACGTAATCCATCGCCATCTGGTAGTCTTCTTCGTCGTACTCCAGTTCCTTACCATCGGGGTAAACGATCTTACCCTTGGCAGCTACGCGGTGCATCGTCTCGACGTGGCCGAAGATGCCATGTGAGATTTCATGCGCCACGATGAAGATGCGTTCCTGCAAGTCATGCTCGAAGAACGTATCCGGGTTGAGCAGGATATACTGACCATCGGTCGCCGCAATCGGCACCTGCTTAGTGAAGATGGCGAGGTGTTCATTGGGCTTGCCATCTGCGGTGTCCTTGGACATCATCGTATAGAAGATGTGGGAAAACGCTGGGCAATGCCAGATCAGAGCGGCACGGGTGTCACCCCAAGCCTTGACCTGTGCCGGTGTCAGCGTCTCTATCTCGTAATTGCCAAGCGTCTTGCTCATTTCCATACCTCTTTGTAAAGCAAACCAAACAGGAAGTTCCCATTCTTTGCTACCTCTAAAGTTACCTCAACAGGTAACACTACTCCCCCCGTGATGCTTCAAGCGCCTCCTGTTCCTCGGCAAAGAGGGCGATTTCCTCTGTACCCATGAACAGATCGCCGCTCTCAAGGACGATCTTCGTAGGGCGGCTGTCTTCCAGAAGCTTCGCCGTGGTGAAGGCACCGCGTGCCAGTTCGCGGATGACCTCGGCCACCGCATCGTACTTGCTCTCGTCTTTGAAATCGACGCGCATCTCGATCTTAAATGTTCGCATCTATCCGTTCCCTGTAATTGCGGATGAACTCATGCACCTTGGCAGTGAAGATGATGATGTCCTTATCCTCGATATGCCCACCCAAGTGGACACCGATGTAAGTGCCCTTGTCGATGAAGCATATGATCTGCCTGCCGCCATACACTGGCACTACCAGCCTTCCCAGCCCATCCTGCTTCTCGCCTTCAAATCCAAGTAGCTGCATGGTCCGACCTTCTTATGGTGTGGTGGGGCCGGAGCCCCACCGTTACCTCGTGAGGTTACCGCCCGATAGCGGCCATCAGCGAGGCATTCTTGGCGATCCACTTGGCGAAGCCAGCGGTGGCAATCAGCTTGGGGTCACGAGCGACGGCAGCCTTGGCGAAGATAACCGAGAACTCGGCTGGCAGCCGGTTGACGTACTCGATGACCGGCCCTGCTTCCTCGATCTTGACCCGGTGCGCGAGGTTATAGCACACCAGCATGGCTGCATCCGGCTTGCCGGGAACCTTGACCGAACCCGGCTTCTCCAGAATTTCCTCATACGTGGGCATGTCCTGCCGCAGCTTGAGGAACGAGAAATACTGCTGTGCCGCAGCATCACCGATCATGCCAGCACCTTCTTCGATAGTCGAAGCATCCTCGGGGAAGTCGCCATCCGGTGCGATGGTGCGGAGGTAATCATCGAACTCCACGATAGAGCGCGGAGTGCACCACGGACCCTGCTTCTCGGGCACGCCATCGGAGAACACGATCTCGACGTTCTGGTTGACGAAAGCCCGTGTCGTGGGCGACGTGCCGTTCTTGTTGGCCCAGTTGTTCCAGCTTTCGATGTCGTCGGTAACGTCGATCTCCATGCGGCGGTTGATGAGGTGATCCAGTTCCTTCGTGGAACCCGAACGATCCTTCTGCCGGTTACCAGCCATCCAGACGACCCAGCCATCCGGCAGGACGTGCGGCCCAAGGCGACCGGAAAGCGCAGCTTCACCGATGACCTTCTTGACATCGACATCCATCTTGTCGGCCTCGTCAACCACGATGACGCCGCCATCGTATTCATCGAGACGCTTACCTTCGCGGGTACGGAACCAGAAGGGGTCGGTGTAGACGCTCTCCATGTGAAGCACGCCGTCAACCTCGACCTTCTTGGGGATGAGGTAGCCGATGGCGTCGGCGGGGGTGAGCAGCGGCCCGTTGATGATGACAAGCCCGATGTTCTTGCCCGTCGCCGCCGACAGGATGGCCGGGGCAGTGGACATAACCGAAGTCTTGCCGCGACCCGGAGCAGACTTGAGGTACACGCACTTGCGAGCCATGTACCAGCCGGACATACGGGCGATGATGGTGTCGAACTTCATGGGATTTACCTTCTGTGGTAACTTTCGCGACGGTGAGTGCGCGAAGAAAAATAGCGGGTGACCGACCATCGGTGCCCGTCTATAGTATATAGGTTGTCTATGGGTGGTTTACAAGGGGTCTACGATCACAAACCCGTGATGTGACATATTTGCAACAGTCAAATGACTGCGTTACCTCGGAGGTAACCTTAGCTCTTGAACAGGTGCTGTGCACTGATGGGCGGCGGCGCGAAGCCCTCCGTTACAGTGTATGAGCCATCGCCGCGATCCAGCATATACAGCGACAGGTGATGCGTGCGGTCAACGCGATGCTGGTCCAGTTCGGACAGCTTGTCGTAGTTGATGGCAGAGATACGCAGGATGTTGCGCTTGGGGTCGAGCATGGACACCATGTCTTTATCCGGCAGCATGACGAAGCGCATGATCCGGTCTGGCCGGTTGTCGCCGTTCTTACGGTCGGGGAGGAATGCGAAGCCCGGAGCTTCCTTCAGGTGCGGGTAATACGAGGTCATGGTGTTACCTTTCGAGGTATCGGTACTGTAGGGAGGGGGAAACGATAAGGGCGACCGAAGCCGCCCCTACTTTAGATGTCCCACATCAGGGCAATCACTGCCACAAGCACGAGGAACTTTATCCAGTTCACGTCATTTGGGTGCAACGTCTTCTCCAATCAAATGGTGGAGCGCCGCCAAGTAGACGATGGCTCCGAGGATTTCGGCACGGGCTGCATCTGGACGACCATTCGCCAGCATACCCATTGCCTCCTGTGTCTTCTTCATGGCCTGCCCGGCAGGGTAGCCGAGGCCGACGCGACGGGCGATCTCCATGATGGGCTGCTCGGTGAATGCCTGCCCACCGGATATGTTGTGGCGCTCGTGTCCCTTACCCTTGGCAGACTGGTCATAGGCTGCCGTCAGCACGGCTGCCAGCGACCCATACCCCTTGACCGTGAATGGATGGGGGCTAGAATTGCCATGCGGGGCCACTGACGCCTGTTTGGGGTTGCTGGGTGGGTAGGTAGCCCTCCCGAGCTGACCGGGCTCCTGCCCCCCTTCCTGTGGATTGGGATATGTTACCATGTGAGGTTACCCTTCCAATTCTGCGAGGTTGAAGTCGCCGCGAAGCCAGCGACCGAACGTATCCGGTCCGTGCTTCTTCAGCATGGCGTGCATGGCGAGAAGCATGTTCTCGGACTGTGCACAAGCGATGGTAATCATGCTGGGCTCCAGCATACACGCTTGCCGGATCGTATCCAGCGTGCCGTTGGGGATGAACGGGCTCAAGGCGTTCATGGTGGAGCGGATGGTCATCTTATCCACGCCCTCGTACTGGTGAGGGACGGCAGCGACCTGCTCCGCAGTCATCGGAGCATCGCTAACTATTGTCTTCGGGGGCTTCATTGCCAGCATCCATATATGAGAGGTCGTCTTCCAGACCTTCTAGGGTTGCGACGATCAGGCTCTCGGCGTGATCTCGTCTCTCGGGTGCCTTCCGCATAGCACGGGCGGCTCGGCTAAGGATGTCTTGTCCGGTGATTACCTCGTAAGGTAACCCCTCGAATTCCTTCGCTTCCTCCTTCCATTGTTCGCGCTGGTGTTCTTCGAGCGGGGTGAGTGCGCGATCTTTGAACGGTTTGAAGGCCGTGATCGTCTCTGCCCCATGCTCAAATGGTGTGAGGCTATAGAACGCTTTCTCGCATCCTTCAGCCAAGCATCGGTGCCGTCTGTGCTGCCCGTTATGGTGAGCGGTGGACAGGATTGTCTTCGTCCATCCGCCACAATAAAGGCACGCTGGTGCAACGGTCTTACGCTTAAAGGATGGCACTTTATGCTTCACGGTAGCCTGCTTCTCTAAGCTCATGGTAGGTCTTCCTCTTAACCTTCGCTTCCAGCCAACCAATGTTGAGTGTCCGCTTATTGGCAACGGGCTCCATTGTATCTGCGTCCAGCATGTCACCAGCACTCGGCCTGCCTTGGGCTGATGGCCGGGATGGGAGACAATACGTGTGGTCGCGTGGGTCGTAGGTACGTCCCATCAGCATGGCCCGTGTGACATGCTCGTCGTATGTCATCGCTTACCTTTCGGGGTAACCGCATCGAGCCCCCAGTCCTTGCCGAACTCCCCACGCTCATAGGGAACGAAGTCTCGCGGGTCTTCAATGACGGTATTGATCTCCGTCTCGAATTTCTGCACGCCCACCTCAAGTTCGGGCACAACCTTGTGCCGTCCGTCGCGGTCAACGATGACACGGGTGCGAGGCCCGGTGAGGGGTGCACCATCGGTCGGCGTCTCATACGCCTTGACCATGTATAGGGATGCTTCCTTGCCCTCTTTGGGTGAACCGTACCACCACCTATTGCCCTCGGGATCAAGGTGGATGAGGTCTTCGATCTGCTGATTGTCCAGCATGGGACCGACATGCTCGATCCAACCCGTGGGCCATTCACCAGTGGCAAGCGTCCAAGCAACATGGTCGGCACGGACGTACTCTGTCTGTCGCCCTCCCCTGTCCATGGCGTCGAGTGAAGTCGGCAACCGGATCATGCGGAGGTTACCTTTCAAGGTACCCTCGGAGCCATACTGGCCCAGCGTCCGCATGTACCCAGTCACTGGGTCATACTCCACCATCTGCTCGATCTCATGGATGGGGCAGCGGGGCATGTGAGCCTTGCGGCCCTTCCGGTTGGTCGATGGCATCGTTACCTCCTTAGCTCGTAAACTCGGATGTAATGACTAAGGCATACTTCCTATCTATGTATTAGTCAAGGCTTCTCGTGATCTTTCAGACTGGCGATGACCCGCCCTATATACTCATCGTAGGTCATTACCTCCAAGGTATTGGCGTCGAGGTCTTGGCAGTCAACAACGCCGGTCATGTTGGAATATGCCCTCAAATCAGGCACATACACACGCCCAAGCAACATGGCTCGGGCGTGGTGTTCGTCGTCGGTGAGTGCGCGATCAGTCGTAGGGATCGTAGATTTTGGGGGCATCTGCACCAGTGATCTCCCAATACTTATGCGACAAGAACTTGTATTCGTTCTGTATCGACAGGCGCTTCGAGGGGTTCATCTTCTCCTTGTCAAAAGCGGCACGGCAGGCGCGAAGCTTATCCGTGATGACGTGAACGTCGTTCTCGGGCTTGGGCTTCTTCGGAACCTTCTTGCCGGTTACCGGGTCGATCCTCATTTCCGTCTTGAGCATCTTGTTACCTTTCGAGGTAATGACATCCTTCGCGATCTTTGCGATGTTCCTGTCATCGGATTTCGACAGCCTTAGCATAAGCTCCTTCACAGTGAGGGTTTCCAGAGTGTCAGCGTCAACCGCTGGCATGGTGTTATTCTTTCCGCGCTTGGCCCGGTAGATGTTCATGGATGGGGCATACTCCATTCCCATCAACATGGCTCGGGTGACATGTTCATCCTGTGTCATCAACTTTCTCCGACCAGTTTCTCTGGCTCCACTTCGTCCAGTCTCTAACCTCAAACGGCACCAGCGTATCGGGGTGCAACCGCAGGACATCAGTGCCCCACGCCATTGCATCGCCCTGCCGGTTCTTGATGATGACGTGATAGGCCGAGTTGTATTTCATGCCCAGCAGCATCGCCTTCGCACGATACTCATGGTCGGTCAGTAGCTTGGGCTTCATGTTACCTCCGAAGGTAATCAGAACAGGTTGATCTTCCGGGGAGGCTGGAGCCCTGTCTTGCGTGCCAGCCACTCGGGGATGGTAATCGTCGTCGCCCTATAGTGGCGAAGGTTCTTGCGTTCGGCGGTGTCGTGGTTCAATGGTGAGTGCGCGAGGATCATGGACTTCGGGAGCCATGTGCCGTCCTCATCCAGCTTACGCGAGGTCGCAACCAACCATGCCTTCTTCGTGCGGTACCTGACCTCCACGTCGATCTGGGCCAGTACCTTGAGAGGTAACTCCATTACAGCACGAAGAAGAAATACGCGGCGAACATGGTGATCCATGCGAACAGGAAGCCGACCAGAAAGCCAGCCATGTGGTCGTCACTCATTGTTACCCCGCTTGGTAACCTTCCCGCCAAACCTGTTGGTGAAGGTCGTTGCGTCATACTCATTGGCGAAGCACCACAAGGCAGGCTTACCCTTGCCGTTGGGCAGATACCCATAGTGATGCTGCATCATGCCCCGTATGTCATCAGGGCGCAGCATCCTGTCTTGATCGCGCTCGACGTGGTACGGGTACTTGTCACGGATGCTCTGGAACACCGTTGCTCGTGGCTGCCCCGCCATGGGGTGGGGCCTACGCCTCGCTCTTACCATCGGAGGTAACCTCATGCTCTATGTGGATGGGATACCTGTCGGGGTAACGGTCGGGGAAGATGCGGCGCATCTGATCCTCTGCCGCCACGTTCGCAAACAGGAACTGCTTCTCTGCCTGTTCCTTAGTACGCACGGCACGGGCTGCTTCCACAAACCGCTTGCCGAACTGTATCATCACGCGGCTAGAGATCGAGGTCGGGAACTTCTTCGCCTCGGCCCTGAAGCTTGCCGCTCCGTTCAGGAACTTCGTTGCTTCGCTCATCGGGATACCTCCATTGGTCGTTTCCTCGGTTACACCAGCTATAGTATTCCCTGTCGTTCTTGAATGGTTGTATGGTTTCAGCGTTCAGGCATTCAGTGTACTTGTTGCGGCTCATACCTGTCTTGTACGTGTTGGATGCCTGCCCATGCACCATGCCCAGCAGCATCGCCCTAGCCTTGTGTTCTTTGCGGCTGAACTTACTCATCGGCATCTGTTACCTCCGGTGGTAATATCCATAGGTATTGGCCTGTCGTACTAAACGCCCTGCGCTGCCAATCTTTGCGGCTTATTTCCTCCATCGTCTCCGCATCATAGAACGTCTGATTGTTGGTCGTCCTATACACATGCGAAGTGCGCCCGAACACTGCGCCCAGCAACATCGCCCGAGCCTTGTGTTCTTTGCGGCTGAACTTACTTATCGGCATCTGGATACCTCCGGTGGTAACGTCGCGGTGGGTGGCATATCGACCACAATCATCATTTGTGGTCCGAACCGAGTATACCTACCTCCCTCACCCCAGCCGATATTATCCAGCGTCTCGGCACAGAACATTGTGTTGCCATTGTTATACGTGTGGTCGGTTGCATCATACCAGAAGCCACCCATCAGCATCATGCGTGTTTGGTGTTCTTCCCATGAGAACTTACTGATCGGTGGCATCTGTTACCTCCGGTGGTAACGTCATCCGCTCCCCGCCGAACCGCCTGATGTGTTCGTCGCCATACGTCCTGTTCGATGTTACTCTCTCCAGCGTCTCCGCACATATCATCTTACTGAATGAAGGCGTCCCATACTCATTGTACGTGTGGTCGTAACTGTCATAGAACATCTCCAGCAGCAGCGCACGGGCATCATGCTCTTTACGGGTCCACTTACTCGTCGGCATCAGCTTCCTCCTGTGCCATCATAATCTCATTGATCTGCCGTGGCGTGAGGCCGTCGAAGTCTGGGTTGTGCGGGTGCTTCTCGATCACACGATCAATCCACAACGTCGCGTCATTCTGTGGCGGCGTCTCCGTTACCTTGTGAGGTAATGCGATGGTGGGCTCGGCAGCGAGCTTCTCTTGCTCTGCGAGATAGGCATCATAATCCGCCTCGATCTGTGCATCATAATCCGCCTTGATCTTTGCCGTATCCAGACGCTCCTGCTCTTTGACCCATTCGGCTATGTCCTCATCACCCGGCTCATCCCAGTCTGGTTCGTAGTTCTCGGGCTCTGGCTGGGCGACAGGTGAGTGCGCGTTCCAGAACTCGGGCGGTGGTGTCATGGTGCGGATGGGCTCGATTGCACCCGGAATAGGATCGAACCGCTTGCCCCTCAATTCAGGATGCCGCAGGTTGCGCTGTATCTTCAGCACGGTATCAACACTGATACCAAAGTCGAACGCATACTCCATCGGCGTGTACGCTTGCAGACGTATCTGGGTGATCTCGCCATCCGTGAGTGTGCCGATCTCACCAGTGGTACGCTCAAACTCGGAGAGGTCATGTGGCACAAACCCATGCGTGGCCTGCCGTAGCAACAGCGATGACCTCACCGGCTTACCATCCTCGCCTAGCTTTTTGGGCTTCTCGGACACAATATGGTCATATGGTCTTGCCCTATACCCCGGATCGCGAACAGATTTTATGGTTGCGCGGCTGCACCCCCAGTCTTCAGCGATGTGGAGTATAGGCCGCGTGTCCTGCCGTATCTGCTCCACCTCGTACTCATAGAACCGTGGCATCCGGCCCATGTGCTTCTGCTCGGGCATATGCTCGGGCTTGGGCTTGTACTCCCGTGTCGTCGCTGCCGTGGCATCACACGCCCGGTATCCAAACCCAGCGAATGACCCTATCTCTTTCACCTTTCTTATGGTGACAGTGGAGACACCATAGTGCTTGGCTAGCACGTCGAGCGGCGCGGTACTCTCCCGTATGCGATCAACCTCATGCTGCATCAGTTTGCTGTTGCGTGCCATCTGCTCATCTCGCTCCTGTATACCCCAGCCCGTGGCATCCTATGGGGGCATCGTCCGTTACCTCGTCGGGTAACATCTGTATACCTAGTGTATACCGCCGGGATTGTCAAGATGCCCTTAATAAATAAAGTGTGGAGATGCCATACGTGTCAAAGTGTTTCTTTCAGTAGTATAGGTGACGGCAGAGGTGGGCGCTGGGCGTCGAACCTTTACGGAGTTTCCGTCACTTAGTGGGTACTCTTACGTATATTCTTTCTGCCAGTAATAAAGAGTCTGGTTATTGCAAGTGTGGCATTGCCAGCCATGACAGAGCTAATGTTGCAGAGTTATAGCGTTGTCAAAGATGGCATCGCCATGCTTTTGCTCTTGTCGAATTAGTGGCGTGGCATAAACGGTTTCAATGTCTCGCATTAAAAGGGGCTCGATTTGGGTTGTTGTACTCAAACGCCAGTCGAATTGTTCAATGTTTTCAAGGACATGACCCTTTAATATCGTTAATGTAATATTTGCTGGAGAGAAGGCTCGCCTTTCGATTTAACATTCTAGTTGACAGCACGAGATACTGGCATCGCGTTTTTTGAGGTGGCTGGATGGTGCGATGGTGAAATCGGCGCGTTGGGGTGCCAACTAGAATGTTAAATCGGTGGAGAAATTAGAATTATATATAATATTACATTAACGATATTAGAGATAGAAAAAGCCCCTGAACCCTTCTCTGCCGTCGATCACCAGCGGAATGCCAGAAACATTGGAGTTGTCATAGGCTGGCAAAGTAACACTTTCAAACATTAACTTTGCCAGCCATCGTGATCGTTTTGCCCAACACATGCCGCGTGAGTGCGCGGTTCAGCGGGAGCGCCGAACACGCTTCACCTGCCGTCATCCAACCATCACACCATCGCCATGCGAGCCCGTCAGGAGCCTTACGGCCCCCGACGCTACCTATCCAGCCCGACATCGCGAACGCCTGTCAGCGGCCAACCTCGTAAAGCTAGAAAGCTTACACTTGTCAGCCCTGACAGACGCAATGTTTCTAGCATTACCTCTCCGGGTTACACTCACCATACACGCCCTGTTGAGCCGCGCTGAAGATCACCCGAAAGCAGTCACTTGCCGTAAGGTCAGTGTCGATGGCATACGTGCTACCTTCCGAGGTAACAAGCGCCTCATAGGTCACGGCGTCCTGACCATTCCACGGCCAGAACAAAGCAGCCGACAAAGCTGCAACGATACAACCCGCCATGGCGAGGTCACTCAACACTGTCTTCATACTGATACAATCCTCATCTGGAATAGACCACAATGCACGTCAGGGTATTGGCCCTGCTTTTCATTCACACGCTCGATAAGGCGTTCGGCCTGACGATAGGTCATCAAGCTTGCGAAACTCTTAGGACCATAAGACGCCCCGAATTCGGAACGCTTCAGCCAGACTGTGCCATCTACAGAGCGGGCACGTACCATAAACCTACCGATCATTACGTAACCTTCCGTGGTAACTTTTCAGTGGCATTAAAAAACCCCCCGGCGCTAACCGGGAGGTTTGATCTTGCCAGCGATGTGGTCAGGTATTAGGCGAGGGTGACGCCCAGCTTGGCGGCATTGGCGCGGAGAGTGGCGACGGCCTTGTCCTTGACGACCTCGGCCAGACGCTCGGCGATGCACTGTGCAGCCGTCTCGACGCTTTCGCTGTCATCCTTGACGCCGTGGCTGTTCTCACCGGACACCAGACCCTGAAGCAGCTTGTCGATCTGCTTGAGGATAGCCTCGGCATCCTTTTCCTTCGGCTCGGACTTGGATGCAAGGTCCATGATCTCGTCGTCAGTCAGAAGGGTGTCGCTCTTGATCTGTGCACGGGCGACATCGACGTAGAAGGGATAGGCCGACTTCAGCTTGATCTGTTCATCCTTGTCGGCTTCAGCGTTGGCCGCTACCAACTTGGCGCGGATGTCGAATGCGGACTGCAACAGTTCGACCGGATCAATCGTCGTCATCTCGCCCAGAGCGACAAGCTGACGCAGCTTGCTGATGTTGGCCTTCGAGCCGCCAGCGGAATGCTCGTGCATGGCCTTGTTACTTTCGGCGGTAACGTAGTGGCCGTACAGTTCGGCGGTATCGTCGCCGTCCTTGCCCTTCTTGGCCGTGATGACACCATCGGCAGCGAGACGGGTAACGTAGTGAGCCAGCTTCGGCAGGCTGTCCTTGCCAGAGGCCGCGTCACGACCGAATGACTTGATCTGCTTAATCGCCTCATTGCGGCGGGTATCGTTGGTGCCATCCGAGCCATCGGCGGTCGGAGCGGTGTTCTCGACGGTGGTGTTTTCGGTGTTCGACATGTGGGTGGTCCTTGAATTTGAGCGCGGCACCATTGCCTTGCGCTGTTACTTTATGGGGTAACTTGCATCACGTTGCAAGCGGTTTCGTCGTGTCGTGGTATAATTTTTACCCTTTCTTGGAGATTGAGACGCTAAAGTTGATGCGTCCGACCTTGAAAAACCGAATGCCGCCGACTTTCTTGTGCGACACTTTCGGAAGGTTCCGACCGATGAAAGTCAGAACGTCCGGCAGGAAATACGTGGCCGGAATTGCTGCGATTGCGTAGGTCATGCCACACACTCTATAACATCGGACCTGTCGAAGCCGAAACGGGAGAGGGCGTCAGCGAACGCTTCATCACGGCTGTCAAAACCACAAGCATGTACTTCATAAGCATCACCATCGATGACGCGGAAAATAAACACATATCTATTCATCGTCTTACCTTTCGTGGTAACGGTTATAGAGTGACATGGCCTAAGCCATGCCACCACTAACAGTTACTATCGTGGCTTCCGTTGTTAAGGACACGGTGAGCTTGTCCTATGAAACAGTCTTGCTAGATCGCAGGCGTCGTCCCGCCGATCAAGCTGTCAGTCTCTTTAATGATACCTCAAATGGGGCGGCTTATTTCAGATTGCGCCGTAAGAGTCTTTGATCGTTTATTTGGCCGATGGTTTAGAGGTCACAAGCGGCATCTATGGTGCCCTACTTGATCGCTAGACCTTTCGACCGGCTGACTTCCTAGAGCGCAATGCTCTAGGCTCTTGGCCCGATCTCCGACTAGATACCTTGAGAGGTAACAAGTTCCAGCTTTTTGGTGGCATGGTCACCATCTCGCATTGTGGCAGGGAGATCGCCTATTCAGTTGTCAAAGAACCCGAAACCCGCTTGCCCGATCTATGGTCGGCTACTTGGAGCGTCGTCGTAGGGAGAGGGAACCAACCGGCTCATGCTGCTCTCTACATCCTAGGGAGGGGGAAAGAGGGGTTACCCCCACGGGTAACTGGACAGGGGGGCCACCCCCCGGGGGGGTGTTTAGCCACTTGATCCATATGTATGAGAGGAAGGGGGTGTATACTTTGCCTATACCACCATAAAACCATCAACACTCAAAAACCCCCCACTGATGCCCAGTAAAACCCCAAAAATAAAAAACACTAAAACCTTTTTATAGACCCCTTGACAACCCCGCGTAGACTTCCTATATCCTTGATGGACGTAACTTCTTGAGGTAACACGGTAAAATGGGCAGAGTGACAATGTTTATATTGGCCGTATGGGTGCTACTTGCGTGCTTGGTAGTGGCAGACCAAGAGAAGCAAATCGACGCCCTAGAGGCTCGCCTCGAAGTGGTCGAGACTTGGTTTCCCGAAACAAAGTAATCCTCTCGCTGCCGGAACCTGACATGCTGAAAGACAACTATCTCGCGCCGTATCTTGAGCAGATACAGGCGATGGCGATGCTGGTAGGTGCTGACAAGCCGACCCGGTGCACCGAATGCAGGGGTAATGGTCTAATAGGATCGGTATACACGATCTTAGTGTGTAGTGGTTGCGACGGCATGGGCATCCACTTTGGATCGTTCACAGGTGGAAGGGGCAAGATCATCGTCGCTCTGGCAGATCGCAAGTGGTATCCCAAGGCGATAGCCGAGCGGTACTTTCCCAACGGGGTGCTGAAGTAACCCCCAAAAGTAACAAGAGAGAACAGATGACAAAAAATGCGCGACAGGTACTGGACCCCAATAACCGCCGCACCGAGCAGAAGTTCTGGGAAGGTTGGAAACGCCGGTTCCACGGCATGGTGTACGCCGACAAGGACTTGAGCCCAAAGCCGACGCAGAAGAAAGGCCGGAAGTAATGTACGCAGCAGCCCCGAAAGTTCCCCGCCCCGTATCCATGGCAACGCTCCGCATACCCTCAAGCGAGGTCGAGCGTCTGGCGTCCGAACGCTACCATGAGGCGAACGACTGTATAAAGCACATGGACCGCACCCGGTTGAGTAGCTTCTTCAGCATGTTCTCCCAAAAGTACAGCCGCATGTATGAGGTCAGGGCGACGGCTGTTACTCTCATGTGGTCGGCGCGGACGAAGCCGAACTATGACATCATGCTAACGGAAGATGACTTCATGTTCCTGACGCAAGGCGACATCAACAAGGTGCGCGTTACCCCGGAGATCAAACGGTTACCCACGGTGGTAACTTTGGAGAAGGATGAGTGGGACGCGATGGAAGTGGATGTCCGCGCCGTGTGCACGATGCTCGAATGCTTCCCCGCTACCGCCGCGCAGCACTTGAGCCGTGAACACATACACGACATCTGCACGCGCATCAGGAAGGTACTGGACAAGCACAATGCCTAATCAGTACACCATACACCCGCTACACAAGAACAACTTCCAGTGGACTGCCCACCACGTCGCCACACTTAGGCGGCTCTGGCTCGAAGGGCACTCGGTCAAAGAGATCGTTTCCCGGATGAGCCGCAAATTCAACCGCAAGTTCACAGTGTCCCAAGTCGCCCACATTCGGCGGCTGAAGGGTGCGAACTGGCCCGAGCGGAAACGTGGCCCTCGCCTGCCGGGGAACCGGGCAGCCTCTTGGAAGAACCCCAAAGAGGTGGACGACGCCTTGAGGGCAATCGCGGCAGTCGAGGCAAGAATGGCACGGGAAGCCGAGCAGCGAGAGGAAGCAGCATGAGTGGTAAGTCGGAAATACCAGTGACACCAGAAATGATAGCCGCTGGCTGGGCTTGTTTGCGCCGTGACCACCTGCCACGCCTTGGCCCCGGAAAAGGGATGGTCGAAGCATACCGAGCAATGGCCGCTATAGCCCCAAAAGAGGAAGCAGCATGACCCGTCACAGAGGCCGTAGAGCAGGCAAGGGACGCATGAGGCCGGGTATGGAGGGGTGGGTACCCACCTTCCACCGGAAGCCCTCCCAGACCCCCTCCACGGGCACCCAGAGCGATAGAGAGATGCCAGTACCCCTCGTCTTCGCCCAAGAGCTTCGGTTCAACGAGAAGTACATGTCGGTGGCAGCAGCATTCGCCATAACGTGTGACCAGTTCGGGGTGACACACGACGAGGGGTACGCGCTCGAAGCGGAAGCTTCACTGGGTGGACCTGAAACACTCCGTAACCTCGCGAGGTAACATGACCGACATCGTAGACTTCACAGCAGCAAAAGAGAAAGCCCGTAAGGAAGCGGAGGCCCCCACCATCGTATTCATATGCGGTTGCGAATGCCGCACATTCGAGCTATACGCTGATGGTCGGGTGGAGTGTTCCAACTGCGGCGACATCAAACATCCGCACCCCAACTGCCCCAACAGTATAAACGGGGAGTGGCGTAACTCGCTGCCGGTAGAGGTTCCTGACAAAGCCGACGCTAAGGACGATGCGGGTACGGTATCGAGCGTGCAGTTCAATGTCCCCGAGGCGGCAAAGAGCAACACCGTGAAGAAGATAACCGATGGGGTTAAAGACCTCCGACTGGTATTCGGAGCGTTCGCTGATGGCTCCACAACACTGTGGACTGACGTGAACGATGGCGAGCAGCGAGAGTGGTGCATACGCAAGCTGGGTATTCTGATGACCGCCTTGAAGAAATCGAGGGTTGAAGATGAGAAACCGGAGAAGAAGTAACAGGTTCAAGGATGACGACGAGTTCGGTTGGCCCGTCGCCATCCTTGTTATCTTTCTAGCACTGATGGTTTGTTACCTCGTGTGGTAACTTAGGTCCACGCCCTCGCAGAGAAATTCTGTTGGGGGCGTGTATCACGTTTGAGACGGTTCATAATCACGCCACCCACCATACCGCCAGCCGCTGCGAGAGCCGCATACTGGAGGCTGTCCATGGGGTGAGAGTAGGCGTTCTTATCAGGGGTCGGCTTACGCTGACCCGCTTTCGTTTTCGTGTATCGGTAGGAGCCATTGAGCCCCCGGTAGATCGTCGGGCAGCGGGACTTGTCCACGAGGAAGACGGCTTCACCACCCACCTGCATCAGCAAGAATTTCTCGATGGCCCGTAGCCGGGGATCAATGTCGTTGGTCGGTGCCGGGAAGGCCATGAACCCTTCGCGCTTCATCAGGTCGAAGGACGTTTCTTCGTAGTGCGACGACTTCGCCACGCCAGCCGGGTCACCGATGACGGCGACTGGCATATTCATATACCGGCTCTGCATGATCGCAGGGCGCAGGTTCAGGAGCATGTGTTGCTCCAGACCGATGCTGGTACCCTCGACTTCCTCAAGCACAAGGAAGCGCCCACGATGGTCTAGCTGGCAAATGACCGACCATGGGTCACGCCCGAAGTCCTGCCCCACGATAAGGGGCAATCCGGGGATGGGGTCGATGCTGTCCCGGCCATGGAATGAGCCCGTAAAGCTGTCACGAAACACCGCCATGCCAGACGGATCGTTGCCGTACTGGGCATCGACGTAACGACGCACCCACTCGGCAGACTGGCCGCGAGAAAGGCGCTCGTAGTAGGCACGCCCACCGGGCAAATTGTCAATGTTTTCAGCATCTTCGTCCAGACCACCGGGCTGCTTGTATAGCTCCCAGTCTTCCGGCATCTTGTCTTCCAGAAGCTCATGCCACTGACCGCCTTCGTTGGGAAAGTTCCCATCCATGACGAGGCCGAACCACGAGGGTCCACCTTGAGCGGCAGAGGGGTAACGGCCAAGACGACCGCAGAGCGACGGGATGATGTTAGGGTCGATCTCTGGGAATTCGTTACACCATGCCCCCGTAAGCTGCATACTCAAAAGACGGCGCTGGTCGTTTTCATCATCAAGTGGGATTAGGTGGATTTCACACCGAACGTCATCGAAGGTGAGGTAGATGGTGTTCTCACTGACGCGGAAAGTTGTGATAGGTGCGACCCATGTGTAGAACTCTTTCAAGACAGTCTGCTTAATCTGCTGGAGCGTCTGTCTTACAATGGCGAACCGAGTATGTCGCAGACCATCAGGCCCCGGAGCCTGTTCACACGCCCTACGAATAACTTCCATAAGGCATCCGGTGGATTTACCCGAGCCGACAGGGCCGAGGATAATTCGCACAAATGCAGAAGATCGCATGAATGCAGCCACTGTAGGTGGTGCATCAAACATCATACCCGAACTGGACATGGGTGTTACCTTTCAAGGTAATTGGCTAAATTTCTAAGTGTAGCCGGGTTATCTTTAACAAGCCCTAGAGTTATATTACACTGGTGGCATAATATACCCCGTATCTTATTGCTGGAATGGCAATGATCCACATTCCAACCGTACTTTCCACCGGGGGTATCTGTACCGCAGGTAGCACAAACACCACCTTGTTTTTCTAACATTGCATCACGCTCAACAGCGTCAATGCCATAGGTACGGGTTAAGTAGTTTTCACGCTGCTTTTTATTCACATGGCCTTGGTTCTCGGAACGCCAGCGATCAAGATTTTCTTTGTATCTCTCTGGGTTATTTTTCTGCCACTCTAATGCAGACTTCCGCCGTTTTTCAGCATTCTTTACATATTGGGCTCGGTTATCACGTTTGCATCTCTCCTTGTACCCATCTGGGTCAAGTTCTTTTTGGCGTTCACGCCAACGCCTGTTTGCTTCCCTCTGATCCGCACGCTTCTGTTCTAAAGATTTTGCCATGACTATCTCCATGAATTTAACCCTTTTAACGAGTTTCATGGGGATAGTCAAGCGTTACCTTCCGAGGTAATCAGTAATCAATGGTTTGCGGTGAAACGAGGGGATCATACCCATCGTCGTCGTGGTCGATAGTGATGGCTTCCTTGCGGCGAGCGGCATTCGTGTCGATTGTGACGTTGCCCTGCTTATCGCTCTGCCCTATGTTGATAACCAGCTTGAAGCGGCCACCTTCACCCACGCCATCCTTGCCGGAATTATCCATGCCAGCGATCTTGGCAATCACCTTGGCGAGTTCCACCTTGTGGTTGAGGGGGTTGCCCTTGCTCTCCAATTCCTTGGCGGCGGTCAGCATCCAGTTCTCCATGATGGTGCTGGCCTTGAGCTTGGTACGCTCGGCGGTGTTGCTCGCCGCGTTCCAAGCTTCTTTCTCCGACCGCAGGTACTGGAGGAAGCGCGGGTGAACCGACATCTTCTGCCATTCGGCATTCGAGATACCCCTACTTGCCAAGATGACCGGAAGCTCGTAAAGGTCCATGGCAAAGTCGCGAGCAACATTAAGCATTTGCTCGTCTATACTTCCGTCTTGGGATGCGCTATTGTTGGTATTCGACATGGGGTTTCCCGCGAGAATTGATTTTCGGCACTATCAGATAACACATGAGGTTGTTAAATGTCCAACACAATAGGGAGTGCCGCAATCGGTGGCGGGAACCTTCGTGTTATCCCCGGTGGGGCGTTGAACGAACAGATCGCGGCCAAGGAACGGGCTGACTATGAGGCCCGAGAAGCCGCTACCTCGGAAGGTAACGACCGGAACTACGATGAAGTAGCCCAGTTCATCCAGACGAAGTTCGACCAGTACAAGCGCCATCGGAACGGATCGTCGGGCTGGACAACTCGTCTCATGGACGCGCTGCGAGCGTTCAACGGCCAGTACGATGCCCAGACCCTTGCCGAGATCAGGGCCTTCGGTGGCTCCGAGATTTACGCTCGCTTGATCGCGATGAAATGCCGGGGTGCCACCTCCCTGCTTCGCGACATCTACCTAACGCCGGATCGCTCGTGGGGCATCAATCCCCCGGCTGACCCTGACGTGCCAGAAGACATCATGCAGAAGGTGATGATGCTGGTTGAGGGCGAGTTGGCTGCGATGCAGCAGGCAGGCCAGCAAGTCCCAGCGTCGGCCATCCGTGACCGGATGCAGCAGCTTACCATGGCTGCCAAGTCAGCAGAGAAGAAAGCCGCCCGTAACCGGGCCGCGCAGGCGCAGGATAAGATTGATGAGTTGCTGAATAGCGGCGGCTTCTACAAGGCGATGGCAGAGTTCCTTGTGGACCTGCCCCTGTTCCCGTTCGCCGTCATCAAGGGGCCAGTCGTCAAGATCGTGCCCACGGTGAAGTGGGAGGGTGGACGCCCGATCACGAAGCAGGAGCCCCGCCTGTTCTGGAACCGCGTGTCGCCATTCGACATCTGGTGGACGCCGGGTGTGAACGACATCGAGGACGCGGCTGTGATCGAGCGCAGCCAGCTTACCCGTGCCGACATTAACGACCTGCTCGACCTGCCGGGATACAATCAGGAAAATCTCCGCAAGGTACTCGATGAGTACGGGCGGGGTGGCCTCCACGATAACACCGACAATCAGGATAGTGAGCGTGCCGTCTATGAGAACCGGGAGAACCCGACGCAGAACGTGTCGGGGATGATTACCTGCCTCGAATTCCACGGCAACGTGCAAGGCCGGATGCTGATGGAGAATTATGGCTTCACGGCCACGGAAATCCCAGACCCCATCCGCGACTACATGGTACAGGCGTGGATGATCGGTCGCTACATCATCAAAATTCAGTTGTCGCCATCGCCGCGCAAGCGTCACCCGTACTTCATCACCTCGTTTGAGAAGATGCCCGGTACCCCGGTAGGTAACGGCTTGCCCGACATCCTCGCGGACATCCAGCAGGTGAGTAACGCCACGCTCCGCTCGCTCTGCAACAACATGTCCATGTCCTCGGGACCGCAGGTTGTGGTTCGTGATGACATGCTGGCAGGCGGCGAAACCGGCAACGAAATGCACCCTTGGAAGCGGTGGCATGTCCAAGGTGACATGGCGATGGCGGGTGGACAGACCCAGAAGCCCATCGACTTCTTCCAGCCTACGTCCAACGCCTCGGAGCTTCTGGGCATCTACTCCAGAATGGGCGAGATCGCGGACGAACTGTCGGCCATTCCGCGCCACATGTCGGGTGCTAATCCGGGTGGCGGCGCAGGCCGAACAGCGTCGGGACTTGCCATGCTGATGGGCAATGCGTCGAAGATGCTCCAGACGGTCGCGGCCAATATCGACCGCGATGTGATGGAACCGGCCTTGACGGGGCTGTACGAAATGCTAATGCTTACCGACACGAGCGGTATGCTCACTGGTGATGAGAACATCCGCGTTATGGGTGTGAACGTCGCAGTACAGCGGGAAACCCAGCGGGCTCGCCAGTTGGAGTTCCTTCAGATCACGGCTAATCCTGTCGATGCACAGATCATTGGCATTCAGGGCCGTGCAAAAATCCTCCGCGCCATCTCGAATGAAATCGGGCTTGACGGGGAGGGAGTTGTCCCACCGGACGATCAGCTTGCCGCTTCGATGCAAGAGGCAAAGCAGGCCGGTATGGCAGATGCTGGCGGCGAAGCCCAAGGCGGTCAGCAGGATACAGGTGCATCGGGCGATCAGGGTCCACGGACCAACATATCAGGAGGCCAGTGATGGCAGGTAAGGTCAAGTCCACCGGCAGCATGGCAAAGGTGAGCGGCGGCAAGTCTTCGATGATGAAGCGCCAGTTCACCGGCACCCAGAAGCCGGGTGTTTCTTCGCAGGAACACTCCAAGTCGGGCGGCATGGCGAAGGGCGGCACTACCAAGATGTTTGGTAAGCAGACCGTCAAGCCGCTTCGCCCGGCATAACCGTTACCTCCCGAGGTAACAAACAAGGGAACGCAACATGGCAGATCAGGCAAAGGGGGTGCCCCCGGTTACCCCCAAGTTGCTCAAGTCCGAGCAGCTAGCACGAGGCCAGCGTGCCGATACTGGCGGGGAAGTCTCCGCCCGTATGCAGAATAACTACTCCAAGAAACCTCCGGTCGAAGACACCGGCGACGACTGGATGTACTGATGCCAAATCCGAAAGACCAATTCTACGTCAAGGCCAGCCGCCTAGCCCGTGCCGCACCCAAAAACTGGCACGATTTTTTGAATGAGTTCGCCGCTCTTGTTGAAAAGAGCCGCACAGATTGTATCAAGTCCGAGCCTGCATATCTCCAGATCAATCAGGGACGCGCACAGCAAATGACCGCGTTGCTTGAGGATTTGCAGAAGTGTCAGGAAATCTCCGACAAGATCGAAGGAAAGACCAAATGAGCAACACCGTTAAAAAGCCGCTTGCACCCCTCGACCCAGACGTGAACATTCCGGCAGCTATCCGCGCCCAGTCGGCACGCGCCTCGGCCATGCACCAGACTGCATACGAGACGGAGCCCCAGAAGCCGGATGGTGAGAAGGCCCCGGAGACGCCGCCGAAGAACCCGGAGACGCCTCCCCAGACGGAGAAGAAACCGGATGAGCAAAACAACAATCCGCCAAAGTCGCCGGAGAACAAGCCAACCGTTACCCCCGAAGGTAACCCCGACGACTGGGAACACAAGTACAACTCCATCAAAGGGCGATACGACCGGGTAAACTCCACGGTCGGGCAGCTTAATGACCGCATCCGCCAGTTGGAGCATATGCTGTCGCAGCAGACGAAGGCCCCCGCTGCCGAACCCGCCAAGCCCCAGCGCCTCGTGACTGACGACGAGCGCAAGGACTACGGCGAAGACTTCCTCGACGTGGCGGCTCGCGCTGCCCGTGAGAACATCTCCCCGGAACTGGCTGAACTTCGCTCGAAGCTGGAGCGGATGGAGAACAGTTTCGGCAGTGTCGAGCGCACTGTCCACAACAATAAACAGCAGTCCATCACCCAGACAATGGACGAAAATGTGCCCAACTGGCGAGAAATCAACAAGGATAGCAATTTTCTTGCTTGGTTGAACTTGCCAGACCCGTATTCGGGTGCTATAAGGCTTCAGATGCTACAGGAAGCGCACAGAAACGGTGAAGCACAGCGCGTCTTGCAGTTCTTTAAGGGCTTCCTCTCTGATGAGGCTGTCACGGCCCCCGCAGGCGACCAGCCGGGTAAGGTTACCTCACTAGGTAACGAGAAAACCCCGCTGGAAAACTTCGCGGCACCGGGCAGAGCCAAGGCACCGGCCGCATCTTCTGCTCCCGGTGAAAAGGAAACCATCAGCCGCGCCCAGATCGCGAATTTCTACAGGATGGTCAATCAGGGCCATTACCGTGGGAACGATGCAGAGAAGAACCGTCTTGAACAGATGATCTTCGACGCGGAGCGAGACGGGCGGATCGTTTAACTTTTCGCCAAATTCTTCCGGGGAAATACTGCGAGTTACCCCGGAAGGTAATAAGAGGAACAGGATAAAATGGTATTCCCCGTCGCCGGTAGTGGCACCACTCCCCCGATTTACCCGGTTGGCTCGGCTGGCAACGGCCTCAAAGCTGCCGGTTTCATCCCCGAAATCTGGTCGGGCAAGCTGATCGAGAAGTTCTATGCGGCGACCGTCCTTGCGGCGATCTCCAATACGGACTACGAGGGCGAAATCAAGAACATGGGCGACACGGTGCACATCCGCACCAAGCCGACCATCACCATCAAGGACTACCGCGCCGATGCGGCCCTTGAGCTTGAGCGCCCGAAGGGCTCGGTTGTCGATCTGACGGTCGATAAGGGCAAGTATTTCAACACGATCCTCGATGACGTGATGGAAGTACAGTCCGACCTCAACAACCTGTCCATGTGGTCGGACGATGCGTCCGAGCAGATGAAGCTGGTCATCGACACCGAAGTCCTGACCTCGCTTCAGGGCAAGGCTGCCCCGGCCAACCGTGGCGTTGCCGCTGGTAAGGTGTCCGGTGACATCAACCTCGGCGCTACCAGCACCCCGCTGGTCGTCGTCGCTGACAATCCGGGTGCTGGTGAAGTGTCGGTCATCGACATGATCCTGCGTCTGGGTCAGGCACTGGACGAGCAGAACATCCCCGAGGCGGGACGCTGGATTTTGCTTCCGGCATGGGTTTCGACCCGCGTGAAGATGAGCGAACTGCGGCAGGCGTTCCTGTCCGGTGATGCAGTCTCCATGCTCCGCAACGGACGTATCGGCATGATCGACCGCTTCATGGTCTACGTGTCGAACCTGCTTCCGAACGGCGTTCTCGGTGGCCTCGCTGCCGGTGAGACGGCGATCTACGCAGGACACGCCCACGCCCTGACGTTCGCCTCGCAGATCAACAACGTGGAGACGATGCGTTCCGAACTGACGTTCGGCAACATCCTTCGCGGCCTTCAGGTCTACGGCTATAACGTCATCGACGGCACCGCGCTCGCGCAGGCTGTCATCACCAAGGGCTAAGTCGTCCCTCCCAAGGGTGACAGCAGAGAGAGGGAGGCCATTGCGCCTCCCTTTTTCGTGTGCTATTGATCGTTACCTCCCAAGGTAACCATAGGATGCCCCCGGTGAACACAATCGCAGACTACATCGAGGCAGTCCGTACCCTGCTTCAAGACGAGATGGAGCCATACCGCTACAGCGACAAGCAGCTAAAGCTGGGCCTCACGCTGGGTATGTCAGAGGCGTACCGTCTTCGCCCCGATCTCTTTCTCCGCAAAGACCTCCCGAATTACAATAACGCCGATCTGGACACTGTGGTGGACGTATCCCCCGGCTACCAGTCGGCGTTCATGTACTACATGGCAGGGCACGCCCAGCTTTCGGACAGCGAAGATGTCACCGACAACCGGGCGTCGATCTTCCTTGGTAAGTTCACAAGTCAGCTTCTGACCCCGGCTTCGTAAAGGCGACATCATGGCGACCCCATTCGACAGGCTTATCGAAACCGTGAGCATGAGCTTGCCCGGTGCTTCTGCTACAGCGATTAAGCAGGAGCTTTTTGACGTGTGCTTGGAGTTCTTCAAGAAGTCTGACGCATGGCGTGAGGACATTACCTTCGAGGTAAAGCCCTACCAGACCGACGCATACATCGCTCCGTTCGCTGGCCGCATCAACCGGCTGATGTTCGTTACCACCCGACCGGCTCTAGGATCGTCAGGGGAGCCCGTGGAGAGGGGTTTGCCTGTCAGGGGTGCCTACCTACCGGACCCCTCCACGATCCGCGTCAGGGTGGCCCCCACGGCCCTTGAGGGCTATATCGCCAACGTGTCCCTCACCGTCAACGACCCGACCACGCGGGATGCCCTGCCAATCGTGCCTGCCGATCTCATCGAGCGGTACTATGCGGAGCTTCAGAGTGGGCTGCTCGCTCGCATGATGGCCCAGCCATCGAAACCATACACGAATGTGTCCCTCGCCTCGTACCACCTTCGGGCGTTTAGCGGTGCCACAAGTCGTGCACGGAATGAGGTAGCAGAAGGCTACCTTGCCGGTGGGCAGGCATGGCGCTTCCCCAGCAACTTCACTCGCTCATAAGGAATTGACATGTCCATTGATTACAGCCTCGCGCTGAAAAACACGCGAATGCAGGCAGTCGTCTCCGCTATTGGCGCTGGCGGCAAACTGGTTATCGGTACGTCCTCGCTGAATGGCGCGGCAGCCGGTGTGCTTGCAACCGCCAACCTCCCGAACCCGGCTGCTACCGTGGCAAACGGCGTGATGACGTTCGCGGGTACCCCGATCACGACGACCGCCGCTGCAACCGGCACCGCTGCCAAGGCGGAAGTCCGCAACAGCGCCGGGGATGTCCTCGTCAGTGGCCTCACGGTGGGCACCGCTGGCACGGATGTCATCATCAACGCCACGGCCATCTCGGTCGGCCAGAGCATCCAGCTTACCGTGGGTACGTTCACCCACTCGTAATGCCCAGACGAGTGGTGTTAAGTAGATGAAGCACGTCAATCCAGCTTTCTTCGGCTTTAACGACGAAGCCTTTCTGGCTGTCGAGAACCTGTACGTTCAGGTCAACTCGACGGAAGCGAAGGACGTTGCTTCATTTACGCTGACTACCACGCTTCTGTATACCTTGGAGGTAACAGAGGCGAAGGACGTTGCCAGCTTCGCAGTCACCTCGCAGACCAGCGCCTCCATAGCGGCGACCGAGGCGAAAGACGTTGCCAGCATCCAGATCAACGTGGTGGCTTCCGCGTCACTCGCTGCCGTCGAAGCCAAGGACGTAGCATCGTTTGAAGTAACGGCGCTCACGTTACTTGCACTCAACGTAGCAGAAGCCAAGGACATCGCATCACTGGTGCTGGAAACCCCAGCAACACTGGTGATGAATGCTGTAGAAGCAAAGGACGTTGCCAGCGTCGGTGTGAGTGCGCTAACTAAAGCGACCATCGGCGCAGTAGAGACAAAGGACACGGCAAGTGCTTCCCTAGTCTCCACGACATACGTTACCTTCGGGGTAACAGAAGCCAAGGACAAAGCATTCGTCAAGACGTTCGCCTACTCGGTGGACGATCTGGTTACTGCCATAGTTACTGTGCCATCAGAGCAGCGCACAATATACCCGCTGGTTGACGAGCGGGTGATCTATGTCATGCAAGAACTGACCACGGCGCTGGTGCCCCAAGAGATCAGGACAATCGGTATCGACCACGAGGATAGGTTCCTCGTTGTGCCATCCGATGCTACAGGAGACGAATATGCGACTTGGTAGGTTCCTCAAGTCTCCCGGCGACGTAAAACGATACACTGTCGATTACGTTGACTGGGTGGACGACGACGAAACAGTCCTCACGGTGCAGGGTACCACACCCCCCAACATCGGGGCATTCGAGGTCAGTGCGTTCGGCGTCAACCCGGATGCAAAATCGGTGTTCTTCTATGTGAGCGGCGGCATTGACGGGAAGGAATATCCTGTCATGCTGACAATCACGACGAGCAAGGCACAGATCAAAGAGGACAGCGTTACCTTCATGGTAACAATCGACGGTAGGGCACGATGACCGCAACAGTCAAACACAAGTTCGTATCTCCGAAGGGGGATAGCGCAGACCCCACCATCGTCCAGCCATCCAACTGGAACGATGACCATACTGTTACACTCGATCCATTGGCCGGCACACGCAATAAGGTCATTAATGGCCTGTTCAATATCTGGCAAAGGAAGACAGACTTTCCTTCGGCTACAGGTGTTCGGTATTCAGCCGACCGTTGGAGGCTCGCCGGTATCGGCTCCCAAATTGGCCTCGTCGGGAGCAATTCTAACGGACTTTACTCGGATATGGGTGTCGGAGGTGAACTCCCAATATTCTCATTCACATCTGTGGCCGGTAACAACAATAACGCTTTTGTGGATCAGGCTATTGAGGGTGTCCACACCCTTTCTGGCAAACAAGCAACCTTGACATTTAGCGCCCGGCGTTGGTCGGGTACGGCTACCAAGATTGGCTGGCAGGTTTTCCAGTATTTCGGAAATGGTGGGAGCCCAAGCCCTATCGTAGTTGTGGCATCCGGTGTGGAGACTTTCACATCGACCATGAAGCAGGTTAAAAATACGTTTTTTGTCCCTAGCGTTGAAGGGAAGTCTTTCGGGACCAACGGCGACAACGCTTTGTATATCCGGTTTTATTTTGACGCAGGCTCTACAGCCCAGTCATTTGGAACACCCGCAGTTGGGCGGCAATCTGGGTCGATGGCATTTACAAAGGTGTCACTGGTTGAAGGCGATGCTACAGGGGAAGATGACCCATTCCCCAAGCGCCACATCCAACTGGAATACATCCTCTGCTGCCGGTACTACCAGCGTGCACGTTTCAGTGTCCGGTTGAGGACTTCCACCATCGCTAATGATTACATTGCTGCCCATTTGAATTTTCCAGAGATGAGGGCTCCACCGGCTTTGAGTGTGATTTATACTGGCGTGATGGGCAACATTCAGGTAGGGCCATCACTATGGGTAGCTGAAACCAACGGCGTTACAATCGACATGATTGCCACCTCTGCCAACACAGACACGTATGTTCTCAACCGTAACTACGGCCTTGATGCGGAATACTAAACCATGATTGAAAATGTGAGCTACACGGCAAATGGCACCATCAACGCCACGATTGATGGCGAGGATTATATGATCCCAGACCTGCCCGGTAACAGGTTTCGGAGTATGATCGCAGAATGGGAAGCGGAGGGTAATACTATCGCACCATACGAACCTCCCGCATCTCCAAAAGTGGTGGAGGTATCCCGCCGCCAGTTTATGATGCAGCTTGAGCTTAGTGGGCTCAAAGAGCAGGTTGACGGGTGGGTGGCGGCGCAGCCCCCCATTGTGCAGATTGCCTACAGAGAGAGTGCCACCTTCCGGCGTGACGAACCGATGCTGATTGAGGGCTTTCAGGGCCTCAACTTCACGGAAAGCGAGATCGACGCTTTCTATTCCGAAGCCAGTAAGATATAAGGTTACCTCACGGGGTAACAGGAGGCCCATCACATGTCGATTAAGACCGCACATAAATTTGTGTCGCAGAAGCCAGACAGTGTAGACGACACGATTATCCGTCCATCCAACTGGAATGACAACCACGTCATCACGCTTCTGTCTGGGAAGCTGATGGGGCGTCAGTCTCCGGGTGAAGGCCCTGTCGAGGAAATCAATATCAGCCAGTTCGCCACGGAAGCGAACGCAATCATTCGCCAGAATGCAGCACTCGACGCCGCATCCGCCGCGCAGAATACAGCGAATGCCGCCCTGCCGAAAGTGGGTGGTAACCTTACCGGGCCGCTCGTGATCGGGTTTAATAGCCCGTATTTCGATATTGTGTATGGCGGTGTTATTCGTTGGCGCGTAATTATTGATAACTCGCGGAACTTTATTTTCCGTGATGGCGACACCGGAGATAACAAAATATACTTCGGTAGTGAGGGCTCCATCTACTCGAAGCAGATGGGTGATCTTTACACCTTCATCCGTGCACAGGCTTTGGAGTTTGCAAATAACCGCGTTGCTGCCATGGCTATCCGCCGCACTGGGCAGTCGTATGTGAACCAAGGGGGTGGTTATGTCACCCCAGACGGCGCTGTGGTAACAGGGTATAACCGTGGCGGTACCAATTCCGGTGACATGGCCGGGGTATATTTCCATTACCTACAGATGTATGACCCAGTTCGTGGATGGGTTGCAATGCAGGGCTAACCAAAGGGGCTGTTATGGAAATTGTTAATTTTGGGTTTTTCAACCGGGTAGATAATCCGGTTGAACCCGGCATCATATTCTTCGAGAACGAAGATGGGGATGATTGGTACGATCTTGTACGTCAAATGGTAGAATTGAAGCCAAACGGGTCGTTTGTTAGTTCTATCTATGGCGTCTGGGCAGCCACTGACGAAAAAGGTGTAGTGACACACGTAGAGGTGGACCCCACCCGTATCGTCCCTGATGGCAAGCATGTCCTTGGTATCAACGCGGACACCTCACAGGTGTCTAAAGGTATGCGGTGGGACGAAGGCTCTGCTACGTTACTCCCGCCGTTACCTGACGAGGTAGCAGTCCCGGCTTCCATCTCGGATCGCCAGTTCTTCCAAGCTCTGGCCTCCAGTGAATACAACATCATCAGCGAAGCGGACGCCCTCGCTGCCGTCAAGAGCGGCGAGATACCCGAACCGTTGCAGGCTGTGATTGACAAAATGCCTGCAAGTGATAAGTTCTCGGCCACCATGCTCCTGTCTGGGGCGACCGAGTTCCGTCGCGACAACCCGCTGACTAGCATCATCGGCCAGACCCAAGGCATGGATGATGAAGCCATCGACAACCTGTTCATCTTCGCAGCAAAGCTCTGATGGAAGAAACAATCGACTACTGCACGGGTTGGTTTGAAGGAATAGGTACCGCAGTGTGGAGCCAGTGCTGTGCACAGCACGACATCGCATATGCGGAAGGCGGCAATCTCATTGATAAGATTGCCGCCGATCAGGCCCTTGGAGATTGCGTATCGGCAATCGGGGGCACTGGTATGGGAGTGCTAATGTTCGTCGGCGTCTCGGCTTTCGGGGCGCTTTTCTGGAACTGGAAACGGAAAAAGGTTACCTCGGGAAGTAACACCGAAAACCCAACAAGGAACCCTACAATGTCCAACGCAGGTATTGCGTCCTTCAAGGAAAAAGCCCCTTGGGTTATGGCGACCCTGATGGCAGACTTCGGCATCGGCGTCCTCGACGCGGCTGCCATCGTCGGCAACGGGGGCTATGAGAGCGACGGCCTTCGCCCGATCAATGAAGCCAAGCCGACTGTACCGGGCTCCCGTGGGGGCTATTCGTGGTTCCAGTGGACCGGCTCGCGGCGTGTTGCCTTCGAGGCGTATTGCGCTCGCAACGGGCTCGATAAGTCTTCGGACGTGGCAGCCTACAAATGGCTGTTCGTGGAACTGAAGGGCGACGAGCGCCGTGCCATCCCCGCCATCCAGCGCAAGAATACCCTGATCGAGAAGGTGGAAGCCTTCGAGGTCACTTACGAGCGTGCTGGTATCAAGAACTACCCGGCCCGTATCGAGTGGGCGCAGCGTGCGCTTGACTTCTACAACTCGTCGTCGGCCAAGGATCGGCTGCCGCCGTGGACCGAGGAAGTCACGTTACCTTCGGTGGTAACGCCTGCCCCGGCCCCGGCTCCGATGCCCACGCCGACATGGACACCCCTGCCGGATGTAGTGGTGCCACCTTCCCCTGACGAGGTGGGTGGACCCATCGAGAAGGCCAAGGGCGCAGCCAAGGGGGCGGCATACGGCTCTCTCGGTGTAGGCGTACCGGCAGGTGCCCTGCTGTTCATCATGGACATCTACGGGCTCATCCCGGCAGACGTGGACAGTGTTACGCTTGGGTTCGCCTTCAGCACGTTGCTGGGTGCGGCCTCCAGTGTTATCATGTCCTTCAAGGGGGCGTATGACGCTAAGAAAAACAGCGTTTGATTACCCCAAATTCTGTGCTATATAGGCACTGTCACGGCTCGGAGTGAGCCATTGAACGGAGAAACATAATGGCTGACGCCAAGAACGACACCAGCAAAACCGACGACAAGAAGGCATCCGACGACGAAGTGAAGTCCACCGTCGCCGTTCCGGCGCAGGGCACCACCTCGTCCAAGACGAAGGCCCTGATCGAAGCCGCTCGCGCCAAGAACGTCGCCGCCCAGAAGGAAGCCGACGCCACCAAGACCAACCCGGAGGCCGTTCGCCTCACGAGCGAGGAAGAGACGAAGCAGAAGGAAGCCGCCGAGGCTAACGTCAAGCTGAACGTCCAGTCGGCTGCCAACAGCCTGACCGGCAGCCTCGACCCGGAAGCCATGGGCGATGTCAAGGGTGATGGCGGTGACGCCAAGAACTACGCGGACAGCGACCCGGATAAGGCACTCGGTGTCCCGACTTGGCGTCATGGTACGGCGCAGACGCGGGACGGCCAGCCGGTCGCAACCGTGTTCGGTGACAACATTTCGGAGCGCACCCGCGCCGAGATGGACCGGGGCAAGAAGGCTCTGGGCAACCGGAAGTCTGCTTCGCCGGTAGGTCGCACGACTGTCGAAGACGCCTGATCCCAAAGATTAGGCTTGCTTAATTGAGGGCGGTGTGTGATCTTCACGCACCGCCTTTTCTCTGTTACCTCCGAAGGTAACTAGCACGGGATAACTTACATGGTCGCGCTGAATATCCCCACCTTTGCCGGTATGATGCCAGCCCTTGACGACCACCTGCTCTCCGAGAACAATGCGGCGGAAGCGGTCAACGTCCTTCTGTATTCTGGTGCCCTTGAGGGCCTGCCCAAATACACCTCGATCCACAACATGGTCCGTCAGACGGCGGGTGTGGCCTTCCGCATCCCCATCAATGAGGAAGACCCGCTATACCTCGCGAACAGCTACTGGCTGGAGTTTGATGACCCCAACACGGATTTCCTCCGCGCCCCGGTGGCGAACGATATGTATAAGCGATACTACTTCGCGTCGAAGTCCGTATCCCCCCGATACAATACCCGTGACCGGATTATTGCAGGCCAACCGGCGTTCCTGCTCGGCCTGCCCAACCCCCCGGCTATTACGGTATCTGCCACAGGCGGCGCATCCAGCACCCTCGTGTCGCGTGCATACGTCTCGACCTATGTAACGGCGTATGGTGAGGAAGGCCCAGTCTCCCCTGCCGTTACCATCAATGGTAAGGTGGACGCCACCTATACGGTTACCCAGCCGGGAGTGATTAACCCCAACGATCTCGGCGTCAATCGGAACATCGTATCAGTCAACGTATACCGCACGGTCGTCGCTGCTGATGGCGGTGTGGATTACTACCTCGTCAAGAATATCCCGGCACAGACGGCATCGCAGAACTTCAGTGACACGGTTCTCGATACCAACCTTGCGAGTAACAACCCGCTCCGCAGCACGGCTTGGAGTGGGCCACCCTCGGACATGCAGGGTCTGGCAGCCATGCCTAACGGTATCCTCGCCGGGTTCCGTGGCAATGAGCTTTGGTTCTCCGAAGCCTACCGTCCGCACGCATGGCCTGCCGCCTATACCTTGAGCCTCGACTATAACATCGTCGGGCTGGGGGTCACGAACCAGACGCTCGTGGTGCTGACGGAAGGCACACCCATGACGGCCTCGGGTGTCAACCCGGCGTCGATCTCCACCTCTCGTGTCGCCACGTTTGAGCCGTGCATCTCTCGTGGCTCCATCGTCAGTTCGGCGGATGGCGTCTACTATGCGTCTCCGAACGGGCTGATCCTCGTCAATCCGGGTATCGCCCAGAATGTCACCGAGCAGGTCATCAGCCGTGAGGAATGGCTGAAGCTTCTGACCGTGAAGCAGATCAGGGCAGGCAAGTTCGGTACGGCCTACTTCGCGTTTTCGGGTGGTACGCCTATCTCGATCCAGCAGAACGCATTCCAGCAGGACGCATTCCAGCAGGCGTCCGTTACCTTGCAAGGTAATAGCGGGTTCATGGTCAACCCGAAGAATGCCAACGCTGGTATCTCCCTCCTGACGGCGAACACGCTCATAACGTCAGTGGAGAATGACAACCTGTCGGGTGAGATGCTGGTTACCTTCGATGGTAAAGTCCAGTGGCTCGACCAGAACGTGGGGCATCTGAAGCAGCCTTACCGCTGGCTGTCGAAGATTTTCCAGACACCGGAGCCCGTCAACTTCGCAGCGTGCAAAGCGTACTTCTACGAGAAGGATTACCCTAACCCGGAACTGCTAGGTACGCCGAACCACGATCTCGTCCAGACCTACGACCCAGAGCATCAGATTGCCATCGTCCGCATCTTCGCAGATGGCAAGCACGTCGCAACCCGCGAGCTTCGCACACCGGGCCAGTTGCTCCGCCTGCCGTCTGGGTATAAAGCTGACTTCTGGCAGATCGAGATTGAGGGGGTCGTCAGGTTCAAGTCTTTCCAGATGGCTACATCGGTGAAGGAACTAAAGAGTGTCTAAGACATCCAACCCGTATCCCGGTATACCAGAACCGGCCCCAAGTGTTCAGTCCCTGCAACAGACCTCGGCGGCTTTGAAAGAGGCCACCGAGATTTTGCTTAGGCAGCGAGGCTCACCCCTCAACGCTGCCGTCACATGGCAGGACTTGCTGGACTTGGGCCTTATCGCGCCGAAGGACGTACCCAAGAAATGATCCACATCAACAACCACGAACACGGCAGGCGGATCGCAGCCCAGTACGGTTCCATCTACAGCAAGGAACTGCACACCGTCATCTCCCGCACCGAGAATGGCGAGCTATACGGGGGCAGCCTGTTCGAGAACTTTACCGGCAAGGGTGGCTCCATCGCTATCCATGTCGGCAGCTTCCGAAAATTCTGGGTCAACCGTGATCTCTTGTGGATGACGTTTGACTACCCGTTTATCCAGCTTGGCTGCAATCAGGTGTTCGGGCAGGTACCTGCCAAGAACGCCGACGCGATCAAGTTCAACCTCTCCCTCGGGTTCAAAGAGCTAGTGCGGATACCCTCTGTCTTTCCTGATGACGATATGATACTGATGAATATGGTCAAGGAAGACTGTAGGGCTTTGAAGCTGAAGCCCCGAGACATCAAACCGAATTACCACGCGAGGTAACACCAGTGGGCAAGTCCAAAGCACCCCCTCCCCCGGATTATGGCCCGGTTGCCGCCGCACAGCAGGCGAGCGCAGAAGCCTCGTTGCAGCTTGGCCGCGAACAGCTTGCATGGGCCAAAGAGCAGTGGGCCAAGGATAGCGCGATCACGAACCGTGTGGTTGACAGCTTCCTAGCCGACATGGATGAAACGTCCGAAGCTGCCGTTCGTGATCGTGCGCGGTACGAGGAAAAGTACCAGCCGCTCGAAGACGACCTTATCAACGATGCCAAGACTTACGACACGCAGGAGCGCCGCGACCAGCAGATGGGCATGGCGCAGGCTGGCGTAGCGACCCAGTTCAACGCCCAGCGGGAGAACGCCCAGAAAGACCTTGAGGCGTATGGCATCGACCCAAGCTCGACCCGCTACTCCGCGCTCGACATGGGTATGCGGACAGCGCAGGCAGCGGCGCAGGCGTCGGCTGGCACTGTCGCGAGCAACCGGGTGGAAGACACGGCGCGTGCGCTGCGTTCGGAAGCCATCAACATCGGTAAGGGCTACCCCGGCCAGATCGCCCAGAGTTACGGCGTATCGCAGGGCGCTGGGCAGGGCGCAGCCGGTGCCACGAATGCCGCGACCCAGACAGGTGCCAACACCATGGGTACCGGCGTCCAGTGGAACGGGCAGGGAAATCAGGCCCTCGCAGGTTGGGGCAACACCCTCAACATGGGCTACCAGAACCAGCTTGACCGCGTGAAGGCAAACAACACCTCGTCGGGTTGGGGCAGTGCCCTTGGCCTCGTGGGTGGCCTCGCAGGTAAGGCGTTCGGCCTCGCGGAAGGCGGTGCCGTCCCTGATCCGCAGGAAGGTGGGGCCATCCCTGACGAGATGAGCCCATCGGGTGGAGCCATCGTGGATGATGTCCCGGCACGGCTCAACGCTGGCGAGTTTGTCATCCCTGACGATGCTGTATCATGGTTTGGTGAGAAGCATCTGTACGGACTGATTGACAAGGCCCAGCGCGAACGTGATGAAGCCAAGCAACAGACCGGAGCCATCCCGACCGAGGGACCGCCGCTCCAAGAGCCCCCGGTCTACACGTCGAAGTAATTACCTCACGAGGTAACACCCAAGGATAAGACACATGGCGAGTGAACTTGAAGACTTCGTGAATGGCTTCACCACCGGCTACAAGCTGATTAAGGGGCCACGCGAGAAGGAAAAGGAAGACAGGGAGGAAGCCCGTAAGGAAGCCTCCGAGCGTCGTGCACAGGAGGGCTTCGAGCGCACGGGCGAGTGGCGTGCCGAAGACAACGCCTTCCGCGATCAGCAGGCCGCGAAGAGCGACTATCGCTGGGAAACTGGCCGTGCTGACCAGCAGCAGCGGTACGCCATTGGCGATGCGCGGTATGACGATACGACCACCTATAACCGTAACCGTGACATCTCCAGCGACAAGTGGCGGGATCAGGTATACGAAGATCAGCAGGAGCGGTACGGTCGGCAGGACGAGCGTGCGATCCAGTCCGACGCCCGTGAGGCAGAGCGTCTTGGGCTAGCACGGGATGCCTTGCGTCTTGAGCAGGCACAGTCGCCCGACGCCCAGACGACCAACTCCATCGGGGGTTTCCTCGACCGGACGTTGGGCGGTACCAGCGGGGCAATCCCCGAGGCATACGGTGGCAGCGATGGTGAGGCCACGGTGCAGCCGATGAACTACTCGCCTGACGATCAGGGTGGCGGGGCCATCGGTGCCGTGAACGCTATGGGTGGGGGTGGCGGTCGCCGTTCCTACCAGCCTGAATTCCTGAATGCGTTTGCATCGGGTGGGGCGAAGGCACGGGCAGACAGTTTCGGTGGGCTCAATGCCTCGTTTGGCAACGCCCTCGCTGCCCTTGTGGATGACGCGCCGCCAGAGATCAAGCGGCAGATCAAAATCAACTCGGCCTATCGCTCCCCGGAAACGCAGGAGCGATTGTTCCGTGACGCCGTTAAGAAGTATGGCAGCGTGGCGGCGGCTCGCAAGTGGGTTGCCCCTCCGGGTGGCTCGCAGCACAACCACGGCACGGCAGCCGACATGGGTATGCGGAGTGCACCCAAGGAAGTCCAGCAGTACCTGCACGAGAACGCGCAGAAGTACGGCCTGCACTTCCCGATGAAGCATGAGCCGTGGCATATCGAGTTGGTCGGTGCACGCAAGCCGCGCAAGAAGGCGGTCCAAGCGGCCCTCGGCGGGATGATCGAGGAACCCGATGAAGATTATGAGGACATGGCAGAGCAGGAAGAAGACATCGAGAGCCTTGAGATGGCTGATGCAGGCGGTGCGACGGGCGCTATACCGGAGGATGTCCCGGCACCGACTAGCCGCCCACAGTATCAGGGGGCTATCGCGGACGACACGGACGAGCCGGTTACCTCGGAAGGTAACGAAGACCTCTCGGCCCTGTCACCATATGAGCGTGGGCGCATCGCAACCCGTGAGGGCCTGAAGCGTGCCATTGCTGACATGGGAGCAGCGCAGGGTAGTGCCATCGCAGACCCGGAGCTTGAGGCACAGCGCCAGAATTACCTCAAGGGGTATGGCGCTGCACCGAAGCAGATGATGAAACAGGTCATGGATCGCATCGACCCGGAGCGCAAGATGCAGCCGGGTGAGCGTAACATGAAGGCCATCGGCCTCGTGTACCAGTACCACATGGATCAGGGAGACGTGGAGAAGGCACAGGCTGCCGCTGCCCAGATGACGCAGTTCTACCGCTTGGAGGCATCCAAGTTTATGTCGCTTGCACAGGTCGCCGCAGAGAGTGGTGATACCGATCAGGCGGCGAAGCTGGCGGAACATGCGTTCGACAACATCCCCAACGGTCGTGACATCAGCGTCACGAAGGTTGAGGGCGGCTACCAGATCGAGATGAAGGACGCCCAGTCTGGCAAGACGGTGCACCGCGAGGTGATGAACCCGCAGAAGATGGCAGAGACGGCCATGGGCTTCGGCCCCGGTACGTTCAATCAGGCCATCCTTGATGCACAGGGTGCACCGGCCACGCAGTATGAGGGGGCTACGGTCACCGATACCGCCAAGGCTGGTGAGGGTGCGATGGCATACACGAGTGAACTGGAGGGGGGTGATATGACCTCCGAACAGATCGCTGCCGTGGGTGACATCGCGACGGACATTGCTACCATGCAGGTTGACGGCAAGGTCGTGAACCGGATGACTGGTGATGCCGCAGCACGGACAGTCGCCAAGTTGCTTGACCCGAACAGTGGGCTTGAGTTTGAGGTGAACCCGATCCGTGGCAACCCCGATCTCGTGGAAGTGCGGATGAACGACGACCGTTCGCTCGTCATGTCGAAGGGCTCGGCCAGCCAGTTGCAGCAGATGGTTCGGATGGGTCAGGCCGCTATCGAGCAGGCGGAAGCCGACCAGAAAGCCAGCGACGAGAAGTGGCGGGGTCGCATGGAGACGCTGGGCAGTATGCGTGACGCTCTCCAGAAGGCCCTGTCGGGCGATCCCGGTGGAAAGACCGGGGCAGCATCCGAAGCCGGTAAGACAATCGGCAGCATGGTGGAGCCAGCGCCGGAAGGCTACGTCCCTCGCGAAAGCACCCCGGCAGAGCGTGGCATCCCTGATGGGACCAACGATGTGGAGATCGAACGGCTGATGCAGCGGCGAGAAGCCATCCTGAATGGGGGGTCGGCCAACAGCTACGCGGCAAAGCAGGCCATCAAGGATATTGACCGCCAGTTGATGTCTCTACAGCAATAAAAACAACGCTTGCTGAAATACACGTTTACGGCTAGATTACCCCCCGAGGTAACCTAGCCGTTTTCTTTTGAGGAATTACCATGGCCGACAACGCCCTGACCGACGACCAGATCAACAAGATTTACGGCGAAGCTGACCCGTACAAGGATGGTACTGGTATATCCGATTTCGGCAAGGCAGTCGGTGGCCGTCTCGCTGGTATGGGCTCCGACCTTGGAGCCATGGTCCGTGCGCTTGGCGAGAACACCGAAGACCCGGAGGCGAACACCTCCAAGGCTGTCCAGTATTTCGGTGAACTGACGCAGGGCCTGTTTGGCGATCTTGAGGGCGGCATCGAGAAGTCGCTTTCTCCCGACGCTGCCCGTCGCATCCAGTCCACGGTTACCGATCCTGACTTCTGGAGCCTGACGACCCTTGCCCTCAAGGGTTCACAGATGGTTCCTGACGTGGCGGCGACGGTCGGCCTCGCGGCTGCCATCCCGGCTACCATCTTCCCCGCTGCCCTCATGGCGACCGCTACGGCGGCTGGCACTGGTGCGGTCATGTCGTCGGCTGGCATGATTGACGATGTGATGAAGGCGACGGACGCCCTCCCTGACGCTGAACTTCAGGAGGAAGTCCCGGCCTACCGCGAGCTTCGTGCCAGTGGCGTTCCCGAGCGTGAGGCACGCCAGCAGTACAACGCGATGATGATGGGCTACAAGCCCCTGATGCTCGGCGTCCTCGGTGCCGTGACCAACTCCATCGGTGTCGGCGGTATGGCAGCGCGTGGCCTCACGACCAAGGCCGGGTCCAGCTTGCTTGCCGAAGGTGAGAAGGGTGTCGCCAAGCGCGTCGGCTCTGGCATCGCTGAAGGCGGCTCCACGGAAGCAATCCAGTCGGGCGCTGAAGTGGCAGCCAATCAGGACGCCATGATCGCTGGCGGCTTGCAGGAAGACTACGATGTCGGCCAGATCGCCACGGGTGCACTAGAGGGCGGTGTCCTCGGTGGCCTGCTGGGTGGCGGTATCTCTGGTGTGGCCGGTAACCCGAGCCGCCCCCGCACCGCTGTCGATGAAGCCATGACACCATCGGACAACGTGATCGCTACCCAGCCGGTCGCGCCGCCTGTTACCGATCCGGCTGTACCGGGTGTGGCAGGGGCTGCACCTGTCGTGGATGCAACGGACGTTACCTCCGAAGGTAGCTTCACCACCGCGCAGGAACTTCAGGCCCGTAAGAACTACCAGCGCAGTATGAGTGCGCTGACGTATGACGAGCAGGTCGATGTTACCTCCAAGGTAAAGGCCCGTGGCCTGACGGTCGTGGACCCCATTGCCCCGTCGCCCGAGCAGTCCGTGGCGCTTGAGAACGCCGGAACCCAGTTACCACCAGAGGTAACCCCAGCACAACCTGTGGTAGAAGCCCCTGTGAGCCCCGTGGAGGGGTCGCCAGAGGCCGCTACCGTTGCCCCGGTGGGTGACACTGCCCCGGTCGCTGAAGCCACCCCAGCGCCAGCCGTGGCAGAGGAAACCACCACCCAGACCCCCGATGTAGCCCCCGCTGCCCCGGTGGAGGCTGCCGCCGTTGACCCGAATGCCCCCGTAGATGCGGTGGCAGCCTCCACCGG